CTAAACAAAGTGGGAGAAGGGAACAGTGCTCAATAAATACAAGGCAGAGTTGGTAGAGGTTGGCGTTGTTTCAAATGAAGCAGTGCTTAACCTAATCAATTCATTAAACCGTGGGCCTATATCTACACTGGAAACACCTACGAGACTTGTGTGTGGTGCAGGGGTATCACCATTAGACGCTGGTAGGGCGGCACTAAGAGAGGCTTCGACCTCGGTAGGGGGGTTAGATATCTCAAGTAAAACATACGACAGGATAGCGGTGCTGTCCCCAGTAGAGTTCATAGACCCAGACTTAATGAAGTATGTCTGTATAGTTGTATGCCAACCTATTAGTGACCAGTAGCCTTAAGCAGTGCGGCCTCGGTAAAGCGGCCACGTATCCCGTCCACAACAAGTCCACCATTCTTTCGTTGGAACATAGTCAGAGCGGTTCGGCTAAGCGTCCCCCATACACCATCAACGGGTATCCCGTAATCCAGTTCGTTCAATGCCATTTGCCAATCTTCTACTGAAGATAGAGACTTCAGTGCTGGGAGAAGTGAGGTCATGTTGTCGGCTAACGCTGATAATAGATCACCTGGACATTGAGTCGGACTAAAGTTGTGATGTCCCCATAGACTATTAACGGAACAACCAAGCACATTATACAATGACGTAGGTATATACTTGTGCATGGTCTCACCTGTGAGGTGGCTCCATAGTGTTAGCAGTGCGAGTAACTGGGCCATCGGCACTCCCGTATTACCTTCACTTCCGTAGTTACCAGAACATACAATAGCCAAGAAGTTCTTATTAGGTTGTGTGTTTGGTATCGGGACACTGTGACCACCCTGAGAATGAGTGATACTCTCAAGGTCATTCGCCCAGTACACAGTCCCAGTCTTATCTATAAAGAAAGTATAGAGTAGGCCAGCGCAACCGTCCTTACATACATGGTTAGGTGACACATGATACTTGGCTACGTTCTCAATGTAAGACTCTGAAGCAGTATGGTGTATCACTCCACCCTTGATATCCTTTACCTCTCTTCGATTAAACCTTTTAGTCTTATGAGTTGGTAATGAATCTCTTGAGTCTACAAACTTAAACATATAATCCCCAATGGTATACATGCGTATAATATAAATAGGGCTGCTGCGCAAGTCGCTTAGGCCAGAGCAAGCCGCGTGAGGCAAACCAGTGTGCGTCGGACTGATTTGCGGAAATCGTTTGACAGCCGATGGCTGCCGCGATACTTGCCGCTCGTCACGTCGATGTGATGCAACGAATCTCAATCAGGAGAACTTATGAACGCAGTAAATGTACGAAGAGAAAGCCTTACACTAGACCCTAGAACTTTAGTTAACTACCGATTAGGTGCTAAAGGAGCAGTGCTTAGCAGTAAAGGATACAGCAAAAACCTAGACAACCCTTTGCTTCTTAATCAAATTAGAACAATGATTAAGTCTGTCGAAGATAAACAAGAAGCCAAAGACCTTCAGCGTGAAGGAAGAATGCTTCAACTATCTATCGAGAACGGACGTGCTTATGGCACAGTGTTCTACCGTGACCGAGTAGATGAGAAGATGCCATTCACTAAGACAGCATTCCAACAACTACTTGGATATGTTGGTGGCGTTAACATGAATGATATGAAACATAACTGGGCAGTCAGTGACCGAGGAGACAAGATAACTTCAGCACTATACGCTCATTGTTCTATCGACATAGAAGAAATCTTTATGGTTAGGACTATGCTACGACAGGGACAGCGAGTCATTCGTTCTGTTCATAAAGCAGGGCACAACAACTGCTACCAACCATTCAGTCATCTTCAGTTAGTTGATGATCTTATTGCTGGCGCACCAGAGTTTGCAGATGCTCCCATCTTAGGCTTCCACTTAAATGATAATGGTGTACGATTAACTCTTGCTTCACCAGAGATAGAGAACGGATACGTTGAACATCAAAACATCAATGGCATTGATGTAAACAAACCAGTCAAGACATTCTCTCTGGGCAACTCAGAGACAGGACAAGGTTCGCTACGTATTGACGGCGGCATTCATACTTGGGTTTGTTCTAACGGAATGTACTCATACAACAAAGAGTTCTCTAAGTCTACACCTCACCGTGGCAAGAGTGAGCGTCTAACTGGCTGGTTCACTGGAGCAATCGAAGATGTTCTTACTGCACAGCATGGTGTCTTAGATAGATACGAACAGGCTTTGGATACTTACATTGATGATATCCATAGTTTCACACAGGAGATGTTCAAGCAAGCAGCAACCAAGTCGAGACATTCAATCGCAAACAACAAAGATATCATTAACGATATTAAGACATACGGCTTGTACGATGAGACTACACCGCAGAACAATAGCGTTGCACAAGTTTCACAGGCTGTTGCATTGATTGCACAGAAGCAAGACTTTGCAGGTGAGAGATTGCTTGAAGAGATTGCTATGGATATACTATACAAGGGAACAAACATGGCTGTCGATGGACGAATCATCATGCCAGTTGAAGCCTAACGAGTTGCGTCGATGAGCGGGGACGACCAGATAAACGTATTACCCGCCGAGTCGGTGAGAGGCCGACACCTTTAACAATCCAATTAAGGAGATGAATCATGGGAATTAAATTTGAAGTCTGGGCTGAAATTGTAGAGTATGACGAGGAGGCTGACGATTATTTTCACGCGACAGGTGGTGTAATACTAGATTCAACATACTCATTTGAAGAGGCTAAAAAAATACGAGATAGTATAGTCAACCGAATGACAATAGACTCGGTAATAAAAAACTTAGAAGTTATCCGAGATGAGACACCGTGTCTTGACTCTGACGCAAAGCGTTGTGGTTGTGAGCGGTTTGATTATGTTCTCGATTTGCTGAGAGAAATTAAAGACAATCCAATTAAGGAGGTGAGTGATGACAGATAAGTTTAATATTTCTTTAATAGCAGACGAAGTAAAAGAAACCGACGACCAGCCAATCAAGCATTGGGATATTCAATACATGATCAGTTGTACGTTTCTAGGAACAAAGGAAGAAGCCCTAATCAAAGCAGAAGATGACGGCGAGTGGTTGTTCGATGAAGCAGAAGGCCAAGGAATGTGGCTTAAAGAATGTACGGTTTATTATAATGGTGAACCAGAGGAGTGGACGCTTAAGAATCATTTGGGGGTGGAAGATGACTGATATTATTGTACACCACATTGGTCACGATAACTCTTGGGCTTTTGTGGAAACTAAAGGGATAAGATTTGAGGTAGGCTTAACTCATGACGAGGACGGCTTATCATCTGTGACTTTCTCACCAGTAGAACTGACTGAGGAGGACATGGATCTAATAGAGAATGAAGTAAATACAGAACCAGTAAAGGTGGAGGTGAGTGATGGGTGATTTCAAATTAACTAATGACATAACAGATGCAGACAAAGTATTTCTTGTGTCAGAATACGTTCGCTTAATGGATAGGGAAACTCTCGAAGACGAGATGTATAATGAACTTGAAATGAAAGGTGCGCTACATGATATTGAATATTATTTAGATAGTTATTGGTGGCGATTACTAGACAATACAGTCAAGGAGAGGAAAGAAATGGAGAACATATTCTGGATAGATGCGTTGTATGAGAAGTTAGGAATCTCAGTACGAGACAATCAATACTATGCAACAAGAAAAGATGGCACTAAACTTCGTGTCTATTGGCATGGCAGTGATGCGCCTAATGCTCAGACCAAATTAGATATTGCAATACAAGGAGGCTACCATGAACGTGAACGTCCTGTAGAGGAAGACATTCCTGCTTGCTTAATGTCAAGGAACGGAGAGGTAGATATAACAGACAAAGAGTTTATAACTGAAGCGTTTGAGATAGCGTTCGGAGATGACGCAATCAACAGAGCCTTTTCAAAGCGAGAAGTGTTGGAAGAACTGATGGGCTTTAGTAAAACAGCGTTGCTGTATGATGATGATAAGGAGGAGTTCAATGCCAGAACTAAATGAGTATATCCTGCCTATCTACTGGGCTAGTTACATCATCAATGGTGATGCGACTGGGCTACGAGACGGGGAACAAGAAGAGATAGATGAATACTTCAAGAGCGTAGGTAGCCCCTACATTGTAAGCGTCGGAGATGAGTACTGGTTTGCTCATAGGAATGATGCGACCAAACTAGGTGGAGATGTTTGCTCTTACTATTCATTGAATGAGTCGGAGGCACTAGATGTGTAATCCAAAACTAGAAGAGAAAGAACTACCAGAGTCTAGGTACATTGTGACAGGTGTGACACGGACAGGACATAGGTTCAGAGTTGAGACAGAAAGTTTAATCCACGCATTAGGAATCAATCTTTGGAAGGGGACAGTATGGGAAATTGTTGAGGGACATAGAAAGAAAATCAGAACAGTATCTAATTAAGGAGAACACATGGACGCAGTAACAACAGTAATAGTAGGGCTTGCAGCAATCCCTTTGCTTGGACTCATGGGAGTTAAGGCACTACCAATCATAGCAATCTTGCTAATCACATTCATTTACTTAGACTAGGAGTCAATCATGAGAACAACACAAGAGTTAATCGGAATAACAATGACAGCACTGACAGCATTGAGCAATCATATCAAGGAGAACACTCATCTATATGAGGACTTTGATGTTGCTATGGATAACCAGAAGGAGGCTAATGAAATCTCAGACGGAGAAGAGTTAGACGAACTAATCAAAGTAAACTCTTTAGATGTAGACGAACTTAACAAAGAGTTTCCACCTCAGCAGTACACTGATGGTCACGTACTAGAAGTAATGAAGGAACGTTTAGACAAACCAGAGGAAGGAAAGATCTATAGTCTACACAAACTTTCAGAGACTAAAGAGTGGAGCAAGTCTGAAGTTATCGAGGACGTTCAATTGCATGACGTTGAGATGACTGAGGTAGATCTCGATGATCTGTTTAACGGACTTTAACCACTAGATAGAACAGTCATTCCCTGTAAGATAACTATGATCTTCTACTATAGATTAGAGTTAATACTTACAGGGAGTGACACCCCACCTAAACGTTGTACTGCTAGGCACACAGTCTTAGCCTGGAACATTCATCTGAACAACTGTTGAATCGTTGACAACAACATTTAGTTTGACTGATGCGCAAGGCCGCGTCGGAGTTGTCGGAATATTTTAACGTCGGTTCGGTCGTCATATAGAACATTCATTCTAATGTTTGTTCAAATGTTTCGTCGTCAGTTCGGTCGTCGTATAGATACGATACGGAGTGGGATAGGAACTGACTCAGTTTCATTAGCAATGCTTACGCATTGAATTTAGCAGCAGTAACCTTCGCTCCGCTACGGTTCTTTCTTTTGTGTATTAATTAATAATACATTTAACTAGGAGAGAAGAATGCTAAGCAAAGAAACCATAGCAATACATGAACCCAATTTGAGTCTATCAGATTACCCTGACCAACTCAAAGTAACAGAGACCGCTGTTGATACAGAGACATACAATAAGATGAGGTATAAAGCGCGACGTGCTGGCATGTTGCAAGATGTACACGCATCTTATGAGTACTTCGTATCAACAGGTAAGTCACCATCATTAGCAGCCTACCTTGCATTAGCAGAGTGGGAACTTGCTACCATCCCGAACCTAAACAAAGGAGATAAGTAATGGAAGAAGTCACAGACCTAATGGGAATCACAGGTGAAACTACTGTAGAAGAGGAGGTAAAAGTTGAAGTCACAATCGAATACAATGAAGTCAATATATATAAAGATGTAGAAGTTCAAGCAGAAATTCAACTAGGCTGGGAAGAAGTTAAGGAACACATCCTTGATGGTATTCATTTCAAGGACTACCCAAGTGTACAAATGGTTCTCATGCAATGGGCAGCCGACGTCGCTGTGTCCTACATGTCATTCATGACAGAAGCGAAAGACCAGGAATACATGAACGTCAAAGGAGAACTGAGAGACACAGTGGCTTCATTCTCTAGGGTTCAAGGACAACTACTAGATCTACGACAACAAGTCGTGGGTTCATCACCGTCATTTACACCAGAGGAAGTACTAGAACGCCTCAAGGAAATGACGAACAATTCAGATAAGTACGAAGCAATGGTGCTGAGTGCTACACAACAAGACAAGGAGTAAGACATGTGGAAATTAAAGACACCCACAAGGGAAGCAATCTTCAATTCATTAAAGCCAGCATTAGTAGTTGTTGTACAAGAAAAAGAAGAGATGATTACAACAATCAAAATGAATAAGTTCAGCAGCCGTAAAAGTAACTACCTATCATGGGAAGTTAGTTACATGCTCGACAACGAAACATCTAAAGTGGTAAAAGAACACGCCGACTCTTACAACAGCAGATCATCATACGTTTTTGAAGTAAACGTCCATGATGTCAGATCGAAGCATGGAATGACAGACGAAAGTCATCCAAAACCAGAGTAAGTTACCAGTGCTTTGGACATCGGCTCACGCAGTCGGTGTCCTTTGTTCTGCTAATTTCAGCAGAGAGATAGAAACTAACTAGGAGATAAACATGTCAGACATCGTAACAGAACTAAACAACTACGTAACAATCCGTTCATTCGAGAATGCTAAAGGAGAGACAGTCAAGTACATAGCAGGCCCAGACCTTAAGTCAGCCAAGCCTAACAACTTACTACGCGCTATGATTGAAAAAGGAATCACAGCAAAAGAACTTCTTCAGATGGTAGAGACACCAAAGAAGACAGCAAGTAAAGGGCGAGCAGTTGGTAACGCTGTAGGTATCCAGCCAGTAGTAGACAAACTCAAGTCACTACCAGAGAGTAAGCAAATCGTATTGCTATCACGCTTAAGTGAAGAGCAAGCACGACTCGTTGACCTTAACCTACGAGGCAAGAAAGGTTCTAACAGTGGACCAAAGATGAATCCAGTCAAAGTCCTAAGTACTATACTTAACAGTCTCGGACTTGAGTACCAAGTCACGCCAGACCTGGAGATGATTAAGGTCGGGCTAGAATCAGACCTTTACTTCGACGACCTACTCGCAGGACTTTAAGTTGGACTTCCTATGCGGAATCATATCCGCCGTAGTCTTAAGTATCATAGTATCGCCGTACATTAGAGAGGTAATGAGATGAGTATATCACTAGAGAAAAGCAAGGCATCAGTAGAAAAGAAACGCGCAACCAAAGCAGAGAAGCGACAGGCAAAGCGCGAAGGTCGTTCCATCAAGCAACAACTAGAGATAGCACATGCAGGATGGTTAGCACAACTGCGAACAATCTCTAAACAATAGACACATAACTAAGGGTCGAGATCAGCAATGGTCTCGGCCTTTTTTTTTAACCGCAGTAACCTTCGCTCCGCTACGGTTTCATTTTTTTTGTATTAATTAAGATACATTTATAGGAGTCAATCATGACAACAAAGACAGCAAAGAGAAGAGTAAAAGCAGAACAAACAACAACCCTAACAAACGCAGTAAGAGGACTGGAGTTCACAGTAATCAGAGGCAACGAGATGGCCACGCTCAAGACAAGAAGCGGGACATACCAACTCAAACAATCAAGTTACGACCGCCGGTTGTACAAAGGATGCGCTAACGCATACGATGTAGAGATGAGAATAGAAGCAGGACAGATGGAACTATCATACAAACCAACAGTAAACTAGGAGATAAGACAATGAAAGATCAAACCAAACCAAGCGCAATGACATCACAACCGACCGTCATCGAAGCCTTACACAGTCAACTAGAGGAAGCCAACGACACCCTCAAGCGATGGGAGAACAAAGCGATCACAGACATCGCAATCGGGAAGCCCAACACAACCGCTTGCCGAATCTGGAACAAAGCAAGCGCAAGGCGCAAAGCAATACTACTCGCCCTAGAAGCAAGGCAGTAACTGCAAGGCGGGTATCGAAAGGTACCTGCCTTTTTTTATGTCAACACATACCGTTAGCAACAAACAACAGAACGATAACCTTCGCTCCGCTACGGTTAATGGTTTTGTGTATTAATTAAGATACATTTACATAGGAGCATTCAATGCTTAAATTTAAACTAAACTTCTTACGCCTTAGTCTAAAACAAAAGGGATGGAGCAGCCTCTCCACTCTCCTTAATGTTTTACCTATAGATCACCGTGGTTTGTTTGGACTTGGAGCACCTCATTGGTACTTCAAAGCCGACTCATACCTAAACAATAAGCGGTGGAAGGTACAAGATGAAATGTGGGTCTTGCTAGACTCATAAGCAATCAGCGGCACCAAACGGTGTCGCTTTTTTTATGTCGGCGTGTAACCTTGGCGCAGTACTTGAAGAGATGTTTGCTTAAGGTAATGAAACGTAATGCGTACTTGAGAGAGTAAGAGATGATGAGAAGAAGAAGGGTATCCAAACCAGAGCAGTCTATTCCATGTAGTTCAATGGTACTACCAACGCTCATGTACACAAACTCGTAAACTCTTTGTACCTTAACGTCTCCTCCTACCGCTCATTACACTCGATGCATCGTTCCATTCACTAGGTCGGAGCCTTCATTAGCCGTTAGTTAGCAAGGGTTCCTGCACAACATTGAGTTAGTTATCCCCCCCCGTATCGTATTCTATATATAGAAATATCATCCCCTCAAAAAATTTTTCTGGATACGACATATCGTCTTTTTTTACAGCAATAGCTAGGACTTGTCTCAAGTGATACCTGATGAAACGTTGTGACCCTCTATCTTACCTTCTACTCTAGCTTCTCCTATCTAGGGATAGTCGTAGCGAATAGCTTTACCTTAGTAACGTCTCGAAGCTTCGTTATAAGTAAGTAGGCAAACAAAACATGCACTGTTTCTGTGAATCTGTCAAGGTAGGTTTGACAACTTATTTGTAAATGGGTTACCCGTAGTCCATAATCCACATAGAGAGGTCTAAATGAGTAGCGAATGGTCTGAACTCCTTGAGCAGCTAAGCTCTGATCGTCTAAAATCCTCACTTCGTGAGTCTAAGTACAGCCGGCTATGGCAGTGGTACGGTGAAGAAAGTGGGATGAACTCAAACGAGTTTAAGGAGTTCTGCCTTTGGGCACGACGGCAGTTAAACGTCAAGCGAGAACGCGGTAACTCGCCTGCCCCGCAGCCAGTTGCTGTAGTAGAAACCAGTTACGCTCATGAGGCTGGGTACTATTACGATGAGACTAAAGACCTATACATAGTACACCTGCAATCGAAGAAGATGCCTATGTCTATCCCTGGAGACATGTGGCGGTCTATGAAACTGGCCTACTCTAACTGGGACGGCGCTCCATCTAGTGTAAATGAACTCTCTCGTAAGTTCGGATTGGCTAGGAATACGGTTACTGAGTTGTTTAGGGCTATGGGAACTACCCATGATTCCTCCCCGTGGTCGGATGAAGAGCTACATTCCACTGACGAGCGGGATCTAGTAGAGGATTTGCTACGTGCAAAGGAAGAAAGGGTACTTGTTAAGGCAGAACGGAAGGAATACCGGCGAATTAAGAAGGATGCAGAGTCATTTAGACGGCTAGACCTACTAGCAAGTCGTATATCGGGCCGGTTTGCGGAGTCTGCGCCTGATTACGAGGTGCCATTGCTTGATTTGCCGCCTGCCAAGGAGGAGTATGCACTAGTTATCTCCCCAACCGACTTTCATTGGGGCAAGAGGGGTACAAACTACAACCGTAAAATAGCTCAAGAGCGATTATTCGACGTATCAAAGGGGCTTTTAGCCCGTGTAGCCGCTGCTGGGGCACCAAGTAAGATCATTGTGGCCCTAGGTGGGGACGGATTGCACATTGATAACGCCCAATCCACAACTACACACGGTACTCCACAAGATTGTGACGGCTCACCGGAAGATATTGCGTGGTCATACGTCATGATGTGCCGTGATTACATAGATATGGTACGTCAGTTCGCTCCTGTGGAGCTATTTGTGATTCCTGGTAACCATGACCGGTACTCAGCGACACTTATCCGGGCTGCTTTAGCAGGTTGGTTCTCTACGGTAGACGATGTTGACGTTCATACGTCCCTCAGTAACCGCCAATACATAATATACGGCAATAGTCTCATCACATTCCTTCACGGAGACGTAGGAAAAGTAAAAGACTGGCCAGCAATCATAGCCGGAGAGGTGCCAGCACTGTGGGGACTAACTGAATGGCGATTCATTTTCACAGGACACTTCCATACAGAGCGTGAGTTGCCCACATACGGCAACGTAACGGTGTACAGGATGCCAAGTTTAGCAGGAAATGATGCATGGCACGAAAGAAAGGGTTACAAGTCTCGTAAGGCTTTGGTCGGGTACATGGTATCCCTCGACCGTGGGGTCATTGGACAACATGCAGAACCGGTTCTAGAGGATATTTAATATGGCAGACGCAGAAAAAGAAATCGAAGGCAAGGGATACAAGAGCCTAGAGCCTTGGGAAGTTAAGATGATCCTGATGGACGCACCGCGAGGTGGTGACCCTAAAGCAATACTTGATGACTACATCAAAACAGTTTCTGCTGAAGAGGCTATGACTAAAAAAGTTTTAGACGAAGCAGCGGCAAGTAAGAAAGTTCCCGATCCTACACTAGAAGAATTTGATGCCAGCCTCGCTAAATCACAGACGAAAACACAAGAGCAAGGCGATAAGTATCGGATAGACGAGAACCAGACCCTTTCTGAAATCGCACAGATGTATAAGACTACTGCTGAAGCTATCGCTAAGCACAACAAGATTGCAGACCCTAACAAAGTTAAGGTCGGTCAAGTCTTAGACATGAGTCCATTTAACCCATAATCGTAGAGAGTAATCATGCCAAATATGCACCATCCTAAGCACAATAAAACCATGAAAAAGAAAACAGCGCCAACTATGGCTAAAAAGAAAGCAGCGCCGAAGAAGCCTAAGAACAAAGGCTACTAATGGCCAAGAAGCTAAGCGCTAGTGCTCGTGCTGGGATTTTTATCCGGGCAGGTGTAGAAGGGTGCAACAAACCTAAGCGTACTCCCAGCCATCCGACGAAGAGCCATATCGTTGTAGCCTGCGAAGGCGGCAAAATAAAGACTATTCGTTTTGGTGAGCAAGGAGCTAAGACTGCGGGTAAGCCCAAAGAGGGCGAGTCCGAGAAGATGAAAAAGAAACGTGCCTCATTCAAAGCCCGACATGCAAAAAACATAAAGAAGGGCAAGATGAGCGCAGCTTACTGGGCAAATAAAGAAAAATGGTAGATACAGAATCAAAGATCCTTCTCCTTGAACCTAGAGAACAGTTTGACGCAGCCTTTGTGGGCTACGTTGACCGCTTTGGGCAACAAACAATCGCTTGCTACGACCATGAAAAGGTTATTGAGACCTTTAAAAGTCAAGGCATGTCCGATGATGAAGCACGAGAGTTCTTCTCGTACAACACTATCGGGGCTTGGGCTGGAGAGGGGACACCCTGCTTCCTTTTTAGCTCTTCGCCTCCTGATTTGCTCTAGTCGCAGAAGAATAAACCCCTACCCACACGCCGTTAGAATCCCAAAGATGGAATCCTAGCAGCCGAAGACCTGTTGGCGTTATCCAAGTTCCTTGCCAGATAAGACTGCTTGCGTATTGGTTCATGCTGCTCCGCTTCTGAATATAAGAATGCTGTAGGTTACTAGAGTTGCTACAAGGGCACCGTAGCACGTACCGAGGATCATACCCAAAGTAAAGGCCCCAAACTCGCGGGTCCACCCTTTAACGTTTTGTACGAGTTCGTAAGCCATAGCCATCCTTGTACCAGCCGCCGCCTTTTAAGACAAAGCTACCGATGCTAATCTGCTTCTCCACCTGTTCATTGCGACAAGAAGGGCAGGCAGGCGCAGCCTGGCGTAGCTTCATTAGCTTCTGGAATCGTTCATCGCATTCTGGGCATAGGTATTCGTAGATAGGCATTACATCAATGGTCCCGGCTGGTCGTCTTGCCAAGCCTTAAATAAAATTTTCTCTTGCTTGCTTTCGGGTAAACCCTCAAGCGAAGACTCCTCTACGAGATAATGAGCCAAGGCTTTCTGGTCCTTCGATAGGTCTTTATAGCTTTTTGGTTTCTTATTCTTAGCCATGCTTACCTACGCAGATATATAGATTCCGACAGCAACGTTACTTGCTGGGTTAGTTGGGGTAAAGGCTGCTGCTGCAAAGTTAGTAGCCCCTGCCATGCAGATCCCGGTACCGAAGACCATGTTTCTTGGGAAGATGTAGTGCTTTGACGTTCCTGCTGGACAGAAAAGAACGGAATGTGGCTTCGTTGTGCCGAAAGTAACAGAGCCTGTGAGGTTCCATAGGTACAAGTAGAAGCCTGAGCTAGTATTCTTCTTGTTGTCTATGAAGATCTGTTGCACATTTGCGGCACCGCTGTTGATATTGTCTTCAACCGTAGAGTTTACATCTGTATCTCGGATAAGTTTAGCGACACTGCTTGTCGAAAAAGAGGAGGTTATAACTGCCATTTCTTACTCCTAGGTTGTGTATAGATATAAGGTTGATGTTGCGCCGTAGCCACCAGAACTAGCAGGGTCTGCGTCTGTGCTAGTAGCATTGTAAGAAATACCGCTAGTGAATGGGATCCCTTCGGGTACATTCAGCGAAAACGTAGTTCCGGACGGCACAATAAAGGCCATCTTTGGTACAGTTGTTCCGGCTACAGCACTGGCTGAGTCGTAGAATCGCAGAAAGAGGTTACCGGCACCAGCAACAAGCTCAAACCCATACAACACGCCTGACCCGCCAGTAACATCTGAAACCATAGTGTTAGATACAGCGGTATCATGCGTGAGTGCATACGCCGTAAATATTCTATTTTTGCCCGTCTTAAGTGCCATCTCTCACCTCACTATACTTGCTGTTTGACTACTGCTTTTTTAGCAAACTCTAATGCTTGCATCTGTTTATTATGAAGTTGTTGGCTCTGAGTGTTTAGTTTTGCTAACGCTTGCTGGTAGTGAGTTCGCTTAACCTGGCGCTCCTTCGCAGACATAGCCTCTTTAACGCCACCATACTTTTTGATCTCTTCACCAGTGGGCAGATCTTCCACAGTAACGCCCGGCTTAGTCTCTAATAAAACGTCAGGGCTAACTTGCGCTGCATACTTCGTACTGTTGTCCATAGCCATACCAAACCTCTCCAGAGGACTATAACCCACTACAGCCATTTGCAAAAACTACTGTTTCTCACTACAAGACTTGTCAGGGGGTTGACAATGGACAACATTAGCAATTGGGTAGAGTCGTTATCAGATAAAGATCTTGCTTTTCTTCAGTTATGTGTAGAAGATGAGACCAAAAAAAGAAGGCCACGCAAAAAGCGCCGCCTTAGTGAGAGAACTATTTCAATGATAGAAGACTTACGTATGTATTCGCCACGAATAGTGGCTCAAAAGCACAAGGTATCACGCCAATATGCTTATGAGATCTGCAAACGGTACGATATACCGCCTGTTAATCGACGGCATCTGTAACGAAAAACCCAAGGTTGGGTACAAAGGTATACTCTTTACCCATCGTAGTAACAACGGCAGAACTTCCGCGAGAACACCTTATTCCTATTGAATTTTTTGCTACAACTAATTCGCGGTAGCTTTCAAACTCTAGTTCAGCCTCTTGCCCATGAGTAACTACTTTCATCCTAAACAATTTTGCCTTAGACTTCCGTGTACTTTTAGTATCTTCTGTAGCTTTTACAGTCTCTGCTGCCCAAGGTGGGTCAATTTTCTTTGCTTTAGCCATTGCGCTCTCCATGTTACTCTTATAGTTAGTACATATCTGTCATGCTGACAAGTAATAGGAGAAGACATGCCGCGCAAGAAGAAGGTCGAAGAAAGAGTCCCCCTGTTAGACGAACGCTTTAGCCTAGATAGCTACGAAGGCATACTAGGTAGCCTACGAATCGTGGCAGAAGGGATCGCAGACGAATCTCTCAAGAGAGATAAGGCAGATCTTCTGCTAAAAGTTTTAAGTTCTGCAAGAATGACAATTACAGAAAAGCGAAAGACTTCCGTTCTCGACAATAAGGCAGTTTCCCCCGACCCTATTGCTGGGGCCTCCGTCAAAGTTAACTCTAGTGGGCCATTCGCGGTATACTCGACCTCAGATAAACAATGATCGTAATGCCAAGTGATCCGGAGTTTTGGAATCCGGAAAAGTTCCTGCCGATGCTTAGTGTAAGAACTAAGAGTGGGGCGATAAAACCATTTGAGCTTTGGTCTCACCAGCGGATACTGAGCGCAGCCGTAGTTAGGTGTTACCAAGAAAACAAGTGGCTGTGCCACGTAAAACCTCGACAGGAAGGAAGCTCTACGTTCTTCACGGGGGTTCTATTTCAGCACGTTGCGTTTAGATCAGGTTGCTATGCAGGGATTGTGGCTCACAAAAGGGAAGTATCTGAGAAACTTGCACGTATTGCTATACGTTTCCACCAAACATGCCCAAAGCCTATACGACCGTACCGGACTCCGGGGCTAAAAAGAACTCTGGAGATACCTAGAGACGACGGTGGCGACAGCTTGCTTACTTGCGCATCAATTAAGGATGATGAGCCACTGCGTGGCGATACCGCTCAGGTGGTATTAGCAACAGAGATTAGTTCTTGGAAAGGCAGGGCCGGAGAAGACGCTTGGACCTCAGTGCTAAACGCAGTGCCTGAAGATGGTGGCATTATATTTGGGGAAAGCACTCCCAAGTACTACGGAGATCAGTTGCATAAAGTCTTTGAGGACTCTAAAAGAGCAGGTTCAAAGTGGCTTTCTGTCTTTATACCTTGGACGTTTGTAGAGGAGTACTCTAGGGAGCCAGCTAAGGGGTGGAAGCCTAGACCAGAAATCCTAGACTATGCAAACAAGAACAAACTGACACCTGCACAGGCTCATTGGATGCAAGCAGTCGGCCTACCTAAGTGTCGTAACAATATATCTAAGTTTCAAGCAGAGTATCCTATCAACGAGCTTGATTGCTTCGGCCTTGCCGGAGATCCTGTGTTTAATAGTGAGAAACTTATGGGAGTTCTCCAGGCTATGGATGGAGCCACTGGGATCGCGAGTGAAAGTAAAGAACTTGAGATATTCAAAGAGCCAAACCGTGACCACAGATACATTATTGCGGTAGACCCTGCATCATCTTGGTCTAAAAAGGATAAGTTTGGTGTAGAAGTATTAGACCTGTTTACCTGTGAGCAGGTCGCAGAGTATGAAGGGCATATAGATGCCTACAGTATGGCAAAGATGCTTGCTGAACTCGGAGCAAAGTACAATAAAGCGACTATATACGTAGAGGCCAACGGAGTTGGTGATGCTTTGTTAAGTCATTTGCTTGCGCCATCTATCGCATACAACATGGTATACCATCGGCAATCGACAAACCCATTAAACAGAAGTGGTGGGTCTTCTCTTGTTCCTGGTTGGTGGGCATCGTCAGCAACAAAGTCTGCTGCAATAAGTTTCTTGCAAGAACTAATACAAGATGATTCAATAGTTATACATTCTCAACGTCTGCTAAGGCAGTTAATTCAGTACCGTGGGCAATGGGATAAACTTTCCCGCGATGCCGAGGGTGGTCACTATGACCTTACAGCAGCCTTTGCTTTGTCTGCTTGGGCGTATAGAAACGAGGTTAAGAGGGGGCATACACGTATGCGCCAAACAGAAAGTAGCATTCGCAAGGCTGCTTGGGACAGGCTATTAGAACGACTAGAGGGTTCTTCCGAAAGCGATTGGAACAATCGTTGGGGTAAACACAAGTGAGGTAGGCATGGCTAACGACAGTACTGACGCATTTAGTCCACAGGACGACAGCAAGGAAGACAAGGCACGTAGAAGAATGCTGGCTCTTGTACAGCAGACTGAGAAGTGGTTTGAGAGTAACATTGCAGAAGAAGCAATGCGGAACCTTGCGTACTACCGTGGCAAGTTCTGGGCTGGAGATGGATACGCCACTAACAAAAAGATTCGCAGTTACGCTGCTCAAAAGAATGAGATCTTCCCTATCATTGATACCATAGTTTCAACCTTGGCTATGGACCTGCCACAAGTTGAGGCATTAGATCAACGAGCGCGTACAGCAGATGCTCCTACCAGAGCAACCGACGCAACTGTACAAGGCCGCAGAATCTCTGCTGTCATGAACTGGTTTGCAGAAGAAGATGAACTGGACTCAGTTGTTCAAGAACTTGTACTACATGCGCTCCTCTTTAGAAGTTCAGTCGTAAAAGTATCATGGTCTAGTTCTTTAGGGCGACCTGTCTGGCGAACAAAACTACCTTGGGAAGTGCATTTTGACCCGATGGCTAAGAGAATATCTGATGCAGCTTGGTGCTTTGAGAAGTTTACTATCCACATTGATGACCTAAAGTCTCGCATCAAATCAAAAGTTTACGGTAAAGTGAAGAAGGATATTAAGGCAGACGCCTATCCGCGAACACTAATTGACCAGTACGACAAAGACTTAGACTCTAAGCAGGAGCAATTAAAAAGCCTTGGCTTAAAAGAGTACATCGGTCTGGTCGAGTTCTGGGACTTCCGTAGCGGAAAGCTTTTCCACTTACATCCACCGACGGGACAAGTCCTGATGGAAACAACGATCCCTTACGGCAGGCCCTACGAGGCACTTGTGTTCCACAACGGTGTTGGTCGAATTGATGGCATTCCAGATGTGACTTTGATTGCAGAAATGCAACGAGACATCAACGAATTAGTTAGCGCACGTCGTGAGATTGTATCTCGACTACCCAAAAGAATGCTGATTGATGCCTCCTTGTTCCGCTCTGAAGATGAGTTCTCTCGCTTTAAGAACTCCCGGACTTGGGAACCACAGATGGTGCAGAAGCCTGTGGATGGAAAAATAGCAGATCGTGTATTCGTTACTCCAAGTATGGATACTACTTTTGACTTTAACAGAACGTTAGAAGATGAAGTTCAAGGTGTTCGTCGCATCGTCGGTGAGGCTGACTACCAACGTGGTGTTGTTAAAAACATTCGGACAGCAGCAGAAGTAGATGCTTTACGGGGATCTATCGAGGGTCGTGTCAATATCCGAATGAGAAAGTTGGTTCGTGCTGTAAAGGCTATGTTCGAGCTAGGCCAAGCGGTAACTCGATGGGCAACCTTAAATCCTGATGACTCCCTCATTGATTTCGATAGACTAGCAAAGCACACACAGGTTGATGTGTCTGGAGCAGTGCTTGCCAAAGACTTTGCAGAAGGAACTCTCAAGTTCCGTTTACTCCCTTTCTCTCCTTTAATGGAAGACAAGCACACTCGAAGGGACTCCTTATCACAGTTACTACCTACTCTTTTGGGCAGCCCACTAATGGAACACCTGGACGGAAAGGAACTTGCTAAAGAGATTATTGAGCTGTATGGCTGGAGGCCATCCATTATGAAGCCGGAGAAGACTGGCCTACCAACAGATAAAGAACTTGGTGTAATGGAAGCAAAAATGCAAGCCCCAGCGCCTGAAGAAGCTGCTGCAATGGCCCCTGAAGCTGGTGCTCCAGTTGATGAGGCTATGCCTGCCGGGTTAGAGCAAGCCTTATCACCACTTGGACAGTAGGAGACTTAGATGAAATTCAAAGAATTAGCAGGTAAAGCTGGCAAAGGGCACGAAGGTGCAGTAAAAATCTTTCTTATGATGCTGCCTAAAGGCGGTATGCCAGAAGGCATGGAGCCACAAGAGTACGCTTCTGAGGTTTCTAACGATGAAGAGTTTGAAGACTACGATGTAGAGGAAGACTCTTTTTTCGAGTATCTTGGCGTAACTGAAGAGGAAGTCGAGGATGACGACCCAGAGGTTGACGAGCAAGGCACAGGCTTTCAAGACTTAAAGCTTAAAAAATCAATTTATGATTGTATGATGCCGCTTGAACTTCCTGAAGACGCTGTTAAAGCAATTTGCAGTGCTGTATACGACGGCATTGTTGGTGGAAAGATTTTCCCTCGCCTTGAAAAAGGTCAAAAGAAGGCATACAGCAGCGACGACGAAGCCGATACGCACAACGAAGAAGAGGAATCCGACTACTAATGCCTTTGTATAATTACACATGCACTGACGGTCATACATTTGAAGAGCTAGTTCGGGGACGTAACGTCGATGTAATATCTTGCATCGTAGACAACTGTACATGCATGGCCAACCGCTCTACGGTTTACGCAGTTACAACTATAGGTCCTGTGTTTGAGCACATGGAAGCACATAATAATAGCCTACTTAGTAAAAGGCAAAGAAAAGCAGGCATGGAATTAAGGTCTGCAAAAGACGTTCAAATGATGCAGGAGAAGCTTGGGCTGCGCCCAGTCGATCCCAAAAGTCGAGAAGGAAGAGACTTATTGGAAAGGCAAATGGACGACAGTCGTGATATTGCTAAGGTGCATGATAAAGATGGCCGAACAGCAGCGGTTGATTATGTATATAAAACTGAAATGACTAGAAATACAGGATGGACAGATGGCCAGTACAGCAATTGGAAATCAAGCAACGATGCCGCAACCACCGCCGCAAAGTCAGGGAGGGTCGACCTCTCCGCAGCTAAGCGAAGAGCAGATTCAAAACCTTCCTCTTGAAGAACTAGAGGCATTAGTTTTTCAGAGGGCATCAGAACTACAAGCAGCAATGGGAGGAGGGGCTATGGAAGAAGAAGGAATGGCAGCACCAACAGAAGGAATGGCAGCACCAGCACCAGAGGCTGGAGCGGGGATGATGGACCCAGCTATGGTTATGGCAGCAACATCTCTACTTGTAGAAGCAGGCTTACTGACCCAAGCAACAGACCAACTTACACCAGAAGTAGTAGCAGCACTCCAATCTCTAGTTGACAAGATACGTCCAGGGCTTTATGACTTGACCGTACCAGAAGAACTGATGGAGGTTATCAATGGACTCGCAAACGGAACAATTGGACTCGACGTTGGAGGAGACGCAGCAGCCCTCGGAGCAGGACCAGACGCAGGAGCAGGCCCAGCCGGACCTGCCGGAGCAGCCGGACCTCTCCTCTAATGAAGCGCCTACATCTGAAGATAGTGAAGACACTGTTAAAGCTGATGAAGTTGATAGTGAAAGCGTTGTTGAAGCAGGAGGAGAAGAGCAAGGAACTTCCGAAGAAGTAGAACCTGAAGCTCCTACGGAAGTAGAACCAGTAGCAACCGAGGCTGTAGAGTACGGAACTCTACAAGACGTAGCGGTTGCTCTAGACTCCATGTCTCCAGAGATTCGTGCACATGTTGAGCCAGTAATGAATCTGATTCAAACGGCACACGAAGATTACAAAGCCGCTGTTGACAAATACGAAGTTGCAAGAAAAGAACTTCAAGAGTTTGCTACAGAGATGAAAGACTTCGGTGTAGAGTCTGAAGAGGTGGTTCAACGGTTTGAAACACAGCAGAAGCAAATTAGAGTATTAAACAGTGCATGTGTTGATACAACATGGACAGCATTCTCTAGATTGCATCCAGAGTACTCTGGGCAAACAGAAAAAACTAAAACTATTTTTAGTGATGTTGTAGCGTCAATGTTGAACAAATTTCCCGGAGAATCAACACTTGACAAACTGGAAGAAGCATACAAGTACGCTCAGTATACTTCAGGAGAAACTGCGGCTAAGGCCCCCAAAGTAGAAGCCAAGAAGGAGGCTCCTGCTCCAGAGAAGGCTGCTCCTCCTGTAAACATTAACAGTAAGCAACAAGCACTTGTCACCGATGGGTCTAATCCCCTCTCTAACCCAGTGCTTGATGTTGACGACATGTCCTGGAACGAGATACTAAACCGTCATCTCCACTTGTTGTAATAGTCGTGGGGATGTTTAATAAACTTAGGAGTTTTAAATGGCCCTGTTAGAGTACGCAAGTTTTACAGTACCCGATGTCGTCAAGAAGTCAGTGGTATCTTTCTATAACCAAGACCCGCTTCTGCAAGCATTGCAGTCTCGCCATAAAGTCAAACGTTCTGGTGGCACTGAAGTTCGCATCCGTCGTGTTAAGTCAGCTCACTCACAAGTGACTGAGATCAACGCAACGAACATGAGCGTTCCTCTTTCAAAGACTGAGACTTTCGGCACACTCACAGGTGATTGGGCACGTTACATCAAGCCTATCATCCTTCCTCACTACGACCGTGATCGTATGCAGAGCAAAGAAGATCGTGCCAACTGGGTACGTGATACTACTGAAGCTGCAATGATGAGCCTTAAGAACGACGTTCTTCGTCGTTTATACGTTGGCGACCCAACTACAATAGCACTTTCTGGAATGGGAAGCTTGAACGGTCACTACGGTAACGGTACTTCTGCTGGTTTTGAGCGTGGCGCACTTGAGTTTAATACTCCTGGCGACCAAGCCACTTCGCCTAATAGCTACCTTGGCCAAGCTCGTGCAAACGATGCTACTGACCATGTGAACAACTGGCACAACCAGTACGTTCGTATGGGTACCGGTATCGGAACTGACTTTCTTAAAGCTGCTGAAGAAGTTAAAATTACTGCTGACAGCTTTGCAGACGATTCTGAGGGTATCTCTCTCGGTATCTTAAGCATTGCTGATCAAGTCGCTCTTGGTGAAGAAGTACGTTCTTACCCAGGTGGTTCTAGCAACGCTGCTGCAATCATGTACACACCAGAAGATATCAAAGCTGGTAAAGCACATCCCACAGTCTGGATGGTTGGCGGCGTTCGCTACTACAGCAACCGCTGGATGGCTACCGGAACTTCAACAACTGGCATGGGTGGCGAAATAGGTGCATGTTACCTTCTCAACCCAAACCAGATTGAGTACTGGGTCAATGCTAACAACGATTTCCGTGTAACTAAGTTCACTGATCATCTCGCAACTTCTAACCAAGATGCAGACATCGGTTACATCATCATGGAATCACAATTCGCTATCCCTAACCTAATGGCTAATGGCTGCGTGAGCCGCTAAGGAGTTTGACATGATTGGATCTGATATTTTCTTAAGTGAAGTGAGTACTACCAGTACGGAGCAACTTGCTCCTATGGGGACTGTACGCGCTTATATTGATACAACCTACGGCTTTCAACAGTACCGCATGGTACTAGCGACTATCGCGCTGGATGCAAACGTAGTGGTGGAATACTCTGACGGGCTAACCTCCGCAGGGGTTAAGGCATCTGCCGCTGGTCTCTCCGCTGTAAACATCGCTGGGATCACGCAAAACGCGATCCCAGTTGGTCAATACGGTTGGGTCTGCTGCTCAGGAACCTGTGTAGTCACTGCTGCTGCTGATGTCGCCGCTGGCGCTGCCGCTGTAACCGTTGGCACCGATGGCCATGTTGATGATACTGCGATCACAACCATAGAGGATGCTATCATCGGTGTCTTCCCAGCCATCATTGATGTCTCAGTACTTGCGACTGGACCGATCCGTCTGTCTGGCCTTCTGTAGCCAATAACTTAGTGGGGGCTTCGGCCCCTGCTTCTTTGGAGGCTTAATGCCAAGACCTATTAAGTACGCTACTGTTGGTTCACATAGTCTATCTAATACTGCTTCTGTAAGTGGTGCTCTAGTGGGTGATGGCTCTACTGGTTCTGCAACTCCTGGCGGGAGATGTCGTCTGGCTTCTTTGGAAGTCACCATATCAGGTGGAAGCCTTGCTTCTGCGGGGTCTGTACCCCAAATCTACCTAGCGAAAGACTCTGCTGGACTACATCCGATTACAGATTCATCTGTGGTCGGTAAGATAGGAATCGCTGCCGGAAACGCTGGTGGAGTTTCAGTTAGGCTTGAGCAAGATGCCTACATTGAAGGTTCTGTCTACGCTGTAGCGAAGCTTGCTAGTGGGAAAACCGGGACTGGCGTATGGAAATTAACATTCGTACAAGGCGGCTAGTTTGAACTGAGTATTACTCAGACGAGGCTTCCGCGTTACAATACACGGGAGCCTTTTTTATTAGGGAGAGAGAGATGGATTTAGCTGGTCTTAGATCACAAGTTATGGCTGTAACGGGGTACCCAGAGAGGGGTACAGTTGGCCAACAACGACTTAACACAGCTATAAACTACTCTTTGCGCCAGTTGTGGCGTGAGATGCCAGAATCTTTAATGAAGGAAGAGTTCCGTTTTAGACTTGAGCCGCCTGTAAGTATCAATACTATTTCAGTTATTTCCGCTGACCCGCTAACAATGACTGTCGATAGTGGGACTACTTCGTTAACGTCATCCACCTTTGCTACTGATGGTACACTGGTAGCCCGTTGGCTTGAGGTAAAGACTGGCTCTCGGTACGTTTACCGACGGGTCAAAGACGTATACTATGCGTCTTCTACATGGTACATCGTCATGGACAAGCCGTGGGAAAACACTAGTGATACTGGATTGACATACAGGATCTTCACAAAAGAGTACCCATACCCATCTGATGTACAGAAGATTCGCAAGGTTATGTATGACCCTGAGAACTCTAGTCACAAGATCACCTACTCATTGCTTGCTGATGAACTCTATGAGTGGCGACTGGGGCATGGTTTCAGAGACACTGGCGTACCACAACGTGCTGCCAGAGGAGACTTCTTCACTCTACCGTCACCGCATTATAAACCAGCAGTAAGCTCTTTATCGCAAGATGCTAGAAAGTGGGGGTACAACGGAGTTTCTGAAGACTTAGACTACGGACCAGCGGGAACGTTTAGCTACAAAGTAATGCACGTATGGGGAAGGCGACCACTGCTTGACCCTAGCCACCATCGACCATCTACTCCAGGATCAGGAGGAACACTTGCTCCATTCTATATGTCATCTCCGTCAGAGGCATCTGATCAAATCACAACCACTTGGGGTGGTGGTGCAATACAAATAACTACTCCAGATGTCGATTATATGAGCGGGTACGCACACGACACCTCGTCAGCCACAAAGTCCTACCAGCATAACGGAGTAGAGAAGTGGATATTTAGAGCACGTCATGCAGCAACAACAGGATCAACCAATCACCCAGATGTTGAAACCGATGGAATCTACTACCTATGGAAGGTAGTAAAAGGATGGCAAGCAACAAGTACATCGGAGACTTTCGATGTGGGTCAGTCAGACCCTGTAGATAAAACTGTGCCCTTAAAGGACGTACACGGCCATTTTCACATCCGATTCGACTCTTACCCTGAATCATCTGTTGATATGCTCATGAGCGTCATTAGAAGGCCAGATACGCTTAAGTATGACACAGACGTATCACGGGTACCACCAGAATGTTATGGGGCATTAGTAGACCTTACATGCTCATACTTAGTAGGACGTAGAGATGGAGAACCTAAACGGGAAAGTTACTACTTCGGCAGGTATCTTGCAGAGGTTGACCGACTACGTGGACTCTACACCTTCTCTGGCTTTCAGAATCCCGCTTTCGGGCCGGGTCTCGGTACTGGTGCGAGTGACGAGGGTCGCAATTACGAAGTCAAAGAAGGCTAGTCGTGTTTAAAGATTACGCTGCAAAGGCTATTACAGCCAAAGTTATGAGTGAAGTCCCTATTTCGGATGGGGATAAGGCTTATAGGATTATTAACTTTGATGTAGACCAGCAGGGCTTTCTTAACTTTAACTTTAGGCTTATGCCGCTTATACCCGACGAGTGGAACCCTCCACCGGCTGTAGTTATTGGAGCGCCAAGCCCCCCATCAGCATTTTCAGGAGTAATTGGTTTTGCGCAAGGTCTATTTGATGGAGGAGTTCGTCCTGAACTGTTGTTTCTTACTACTAGTGGTGTTTTTCGTTACACTCCTTGGCTTAGAGAAAGTGGCTCATCTGGCAATAGGGGCCTTGAAGAGCAATTTACGCATGTAAACCGTACAACATGGACCGCTAAAAGCGTTAAACCGCAAGATGAACAAAGATTCCCACCACAAAGTGTTCAAATTGGGGACAGGATATACTTCAACTTTGGAGATGGTGGAACTACTTGGGTATGGAACGGATGGAAACTGCGTCCATTTGGATTTACAGCAGCGCCAGCCTCTCCTGCTGTATTTGGTCCGAGTGGAGATGCCACCGACGCTGCCTCTACTGGCTTTTCTGTGCAAGGAAGAATCGGTACACTAACTTCAAATCAGCTTTTAGACACTAATCCCACAACAACGGTTGTAAAAGGATCGCATGGAGTAAAAGAAGGCGAGTGGAAGTACTCTGTTGCCTTTGAAAACGAAGATGGTGCGTACTCTCAAAGCTCCCCACTTAGCAATAGCGTTACTTTAGATGCAGCAACAACATCAACGACTTCTGACTCTGAAGTTTATCGACGTGCTTTCTGGATAAAAGATATTCCGCTTGGTCCCATCGGGACTGTTGCTAGAATCTTAATTAGAACGCCCGATATACGGAACGCTACCATCGCTGGTGGTGACCACAGGCCACGTTTCCTTACAAGGATACCCAATAATCTATCTGAAGAGTGGATAGACAGTACCCCAGATGGAGAACTTGGTTCACCTTGGGATGACCGAGAGGCTGTGCCTATAGGGACGTACCTAATGGAATCATTTGCAGGTTCTTTGTTCTTAATGAGGACGGATAGCCACCCATACAGAGTATGGTGGTCGGAACAGACATCTCTGTTTGGCTCAACGCCAGAGAGTTTTATGAGGAATCATTACCTCGATGTAAGCCCTGCAACTGGCGGGATTACAGGCAGTCAGGCTGTGCTGTCTAGCAGTGGAGACACAGCATCTCCGACACTTCTAGTGTTTAAAGAAAAAGGAACACACTTTATAGCAGGGTCTTACCCAGATTTCAAAGTTGGTACGTTGCATAAGCAAGCAGGATGCGCGGGTCCGTCTCTAGTACAGTCTGCCCCAGATGGCACAGTCGTTTGGTACGGAAACGGTTCCTTTTGGGGCTTCGTTCCAGAGAAAGGACAGATTGTAGATATTGGAAAGCCGATCAAAAAGAGACTTTCTCGCATCAACCACCGGTCTGCAAGGAAAGGAGTCTCCTGGGTAGACCCGAACGCAGGGGAACTGGTGTTTGCCCTGCCAACAGATGACTCTAATGTTCCGGATACTCAGTTTATCTGGGACCACAGGTTCACAGGCTGGAGAGTCAAGGAAGACCTTACGGTAAAGGCAGCATTACCTCTTATAGATTCAGATATCATACTGATAAGCGGTAACTACACTTCACCAGACGGAAAAGCAATCGGTGAGAACGTATATGCCTACGGCAATTCATACACAGGATACTCTGTATCTAGCCCCACAGCGGTTTACCAAAGCGGTTGGGCATCTATGGGAGAAATTGGACCTACCATGCACACACTATCAAATGTAAACGACCTCATAGTCATCTTAAAAGAATCTTGCTCAGGGACTGCAACTGTTTCCAGTTACCAAGACTGGGATGCAGATAACAGTATTGAATCAGGAACCATATCTACTGCTCACCCAGAAAATGACGACATCCCATACTACGATGCAGCAAATTATGACACAGATGTATACCGAGAATTACGGACATATTCTGACCGCGTTGCTCTCAGCATAGCTTCTGCCTCTGTTTTCCAAGTCAAGATTGAATCAAGCAATCCAATCTCTCTTTTAACGCTAGACGTATACGGACCGATGGTCGCATACCCTGGCGGGAGGACTCCTCAGTAATGTCTACCTATCTACCTAAAGGGCTAAAGTCTGGTGCGGTAATAGACCCAGATGAGTTGGGAGATGAGTTCATTAGAGCATCTAAAGTTGCCTCTGACACAACTCAAAACCAGTGGAGTGACGCATCATTCCAAGATGCAACAAACTCTAAGATTAATCTGCTTAAAGCAGGCACTGGAGTTATTGCAACTGAGGTAAGTCAGGCCGCCCTTCTACGCACAGGAGGGACTCCGGGATGGGGAAACGATCCGGGGCAGGCCCCAGACCTCACTGTGGCATCAGGCTCTGCCGAACTGTACCATATCCCCTACAACAGCGGGTTCTCAACGATCACAGGCACACAGGATATGGAAATAAATTGGACATCCAAATATCCAGAACTAGTCTTAGTTGCGTTCTCATACCAAGGTATCCGTAAAAGGTATACAGATTTTGATGTTTACAACTCAGGGAGCGACCATGTTTTCCCACAAACTCAAATCAGGATATCATTAAACGGAGGCACTATCATTGGGACAGGTGCTTACGACCACCCCCATGACGGTGCCCTGCGTGGGCAAGGGATGCAAAATCGCCCTGTTCGCACGACTACATTAGGGATGACACTAGTGCCGCCAGGGTCACATTCTGTTATCGCAGAAGCAGCGCAACCACAAGCCTACGGAACGGCGTTAGGTGGAAGTAGTGCTGGAAGCGTAACTGCTTTTGACAACCCTCCAGACGAAGGTGTTTGCATAGGACACCGTACTCTTATACTTTTGCGTTTTCCAAAAGGAAAGCTTATCGGAGGATAGATGGCTGTATCAAAACCTACTTCTGGCTCTACCATTACGCCAACTAGCGTTACGGATATGTACGACTCTGTGAAAGATGTCGTAAATGCTGTTCCTGTTTCTTCTGTCGGAGAGTCAGCGTTTGGACCGCATGTTTTACCGTCTTGCATCCCAAACCTAGTAGGGACAACTACTTCTGGAGCAGTTAACTCTGCTGTCGCAACAGCAGACGCTGTTACTATAACCAAAGCTTCTCATAACGTAATGTTGCTAGAATCAGAAGGAGATGTCGTAACATCTACCCCGTGGGCAACAGTAGTCGAAATCACTAAAAGTGGTGGATACGTGCTTCCCCCATGCAAAGTTTTAGTGATGTTTGATGCTAGAATCTCTAATATTGTCAAGGCGCACACCGCTGACGACCAGATAGGGCAAGCATGGTTTTCTGTCTACTATACAGCTAATTACGGGGCATCTGACGTAACTGAATGGGAAACTAGAAATATGGGAATGGTGTTTACTGCACCCAGCATATCTTCGGATTCAACATTGTTAGCGTCAAGCACAATTGAAGAGCCAGTTTCTTGCTGGTTTTTGATAGACAAGTCAGCTCTGACTGAAAACTGGACTTTAGTTAACATCAAAGCCGTTGGCGCTGTTGGGACAGGGGCACAAGCCCTTTCGAGAAGACCGACGAGCGTGACGTTCACAAGTGCGAACCTCTCATTTATTGCTTTGCATAAGGATTCATAATGCCAACTATTCCTGATATGCCCATAGCATCTGGTAGCAACGTGTCTTTAGACACGATCTATGACTTTGGATTATTTAACCCAGAGGTCACACCAGATACATTAGAGATACTAAACGGTGGACTAGACTCAGAGAACTTTGCTGGAGGAGATGGCTCTATCACTCCTAGAATGTGTCAGTTCGGCTCGTTTGCAATCGGTTACTTTTCTGGCTTTACTCGAACAGACAAGATTTACGCACGACAAATGTCTACAGATTTGTCTGGGAACTCGAACCAAAAGCACGTCCACACACAACTATCTGCATCGATACACATACCGTGGGCACCTTCTGCTTTGATATTTGGGTATCAAGGTTGGTTTCAGCAAGACGCTACAGTATGGGATCTGAATGGCACTCCTGTTACTGAGGACTGGACATTAAAACTTTATCGAAGAGACTCTAATGGGACGGACGGAGAGGTCGTAGGGACAAGGGCTAGTTTACCTTGGGGCCGAGTTACGGATGATGCGCCTACTGCATCTGTAAGTGATGCCGCTGGAGAGCAACAACAATTTTCCTGGCGTTACGTCAATAAACACAAAACAATTACAAACGCTGCCGCAGGCTTTCATGAGTTTGAGTTGCAGGTTTTTACAAGCAACAAGGCTCCCGATAGGGAGATCGCTAAACTTAAGACCATCATAGGTGGGTTTTTCGTGTTAGCAATACGTTAGGAGTTTGTCATGAGTTGGTCTGGAGCAACAGCAGGTGCAATAACAGGAGCACAAATAGGGTCTGCAATACTTCCGGGTTGGGGAACCGCTATCGGCGCTGGGCTAGGTGGCTTGGGTGGATGGTTTACGACAAGAAGAACTGGAGCAGAGAAATCACTAGAGGATTTCTATGCGCAGTTAGGTCAAGGCATGTCTCCAGAACAGGCTGCACAAGAAAAATCTATTGCAGCAAGTAAGGCAGAAGCAGCAGAGGCAGAGAATAGAGCGAAACTAATTAAACGTGGTGGAGCCAGCACGAGCGGTATCGCTTCGGCTAATGCACTGCAAGCAGCGCAATTGGCCAGACTCGCTAAGACTGAGGGTGAAGGCAAACTAGCGAAAGAGCAAGCCGAGCGAAGTTTACAAATGAAAATTGCAGGGATGCAGGGAACGGCTTCTATTGAACAGCAAAAGAGACTGGACAAAGAAAAGGCTGCGAATCTGCTTCTTACTTCAGATATAGGCACAGATACTTTAAGTACTTTGGGCGAGAACCTTTCACAGATAGGATAACTGACAATGGCTACCCCAAAAACAGCAGGCTTTGGCGCAGGTTTATTCGGAAACAGCAAAACCTCTACAAGCCAACCAGGAACGTTTCCTCTAGGTGTTGGTGGCGGCATTGCTCAGATGATCGCTTCTCGTCGGGAAGGCCAGTATGCCTTCATGTCTCCTGCTCAACAGACTGCAATGCGCAATGAATTAGAGCTGAGTCTAGATGAGTTAGACAAGGTGGAGCACGAATGGCGGTTGGGTCTAGTTAAAGACAAAGACTCTAAGTGGGACAAGTTGTTCGAACTGTATAAGGCAAAAGCAGATATTGCAAAGGCTGCTGGCCAGCAGGCGATAATGAAGCAGGGGACTCTAGTGGGTGCGCTCGGCGTGATGGGTGTTGACCCTTTCTCTGCGGCGATAGTGGGTAACGATGTGAACACGATTGATGGGGTTCTCAAGCTAACCACGGGAGTAGGCACCGCAATGACAGGACTTATCCCGACGGGAGGGTTTGATAAAGCCGCTGTAAGGGAGTTCCAGAAGTCAGGCGACAACCGGGCGAAGGCGCAGTGGATTTCCCAAAAGATTGGCAAGCCAATTGAGGCGTTTGCTGATCAGGCTAGAGACTACGGCAGCAGGATTCAGGTGGCTGGAGGATACGGGAGGCTGGCTACTACAGCGATGGTCCAGAGACAGGTTGGAAATCTGGTAACCAGTGATCTCTCAAAGTTCCTTCTTAATGCGATGCCAGACAGCACCGTTCAAGAACGGCTAGAAGTACAGCGTATCTTTATGGAAAAGCATGTAAGTAAGGGTAATGCAGACTGGGGCAAGACGGATACCGATGCTGTCATGAACGATAGAACAGATCTGGATAAGCAAGTAACACAAAAAATTCGTAGCTCCGATTACGTTCATGATTACATGAAAAGGGCCGGTGGCTTCGATCAAGGGACAGACGATGCCGAAGAACTTGAAAGGATTCTCAATCTCCCTCCGGATGACCCCACTAGCCCCATGAGCGACGTGGTGCCGCCTGATTACATGGTAAATAGAAGGGCCACTCTTGAGGCCCAGTTAGCCAGACTAGAGTGGAGTGACCCTTACGCAGACCAAGTTATACGTGTCGCTGAATTGGAAGGCTTTGACCAGTACAAGGCAGCACTAGGAATAAAAGGTACCAGCTACGAGTCAAACCGTAAAGCAGCTATGATCTTGGCTAAAGATCCGGGAGCAGCAACTGCCGCTTTCAAGTTTTACAAGCAAGCAAAGCTTAATGGTGTTCCTGAAGCAAAACTAGATGTAATGTACCGTCAGTACCTCGTAAAGAGTGGGGCACCAGAAGGGGGCCTGTTCGGTAAAAAGTTCGACTCGGAAAGTGTCAGACGTGCAACTCTAGCAGGGATGTCACCTAGTGAAGTCACAAGTATCGGAGCAACCATTGGTAACTATCTAGAGACGGGTGAGTTCCAGTACATAAAGCCTCCTTTTGCTACCAGATACCAAGAGTTCAAAGACTCTTTGATAGAAAAGTACGCAGACGAAACTAATGCTGAAGCCAAAACACTTCTTATGGAAGTCGATGTTGCTGCTTGGTTGGGTAAGCAAGATGCAGCCGAGCTTGATTCCGACGAAGGTGCTGGTGTTATCTCTACAATCGAGAATGAAACCACCAAGGCTGTTCAGTGGCATAACAATATGCGATCTCTAGCCGAAGGCGGCGGGGGAGTAAGGTTTAAAGACGAGCAAGAACTTCTCTCTGAAGACCTTAAGCACTGGGAGGAAGTATCTGGCGTTGACACCTCTGAAAAAGCAGAGGCTGCTCGGAAGGCAGCAAGAGCCGTCGCTGCTGACTTGGGTGGTGAACGGCCAGAAGGAGTGATGCCAACGTCAGGGGAAGCACAAGAAGCATCAGAGACATTCGGTGTAGAGCCTGAACCACCTGTAACTGCTGAAACTGATACTCCAGTAAACAAGGGTGATAGCAAGGCAGAGGCTAAACGTAAGGCTATATCAAGAAACTTAGGCTTGAGGCCTGTGGTAGACGACTCTGAGGCAGAAGAAGCGAAGAGGCTCAAAATATCTAACAATCTTTTCTAGAAGTAAGGACTAAAAAATGGCAGATAAATCATTTCCCCACACAATGGCTGACGGGACAGTAGCCAAAGTTACGTTCAAAGGCGATACAGCATTTGTTGATGGCACAAAGATGAATGCGGCTGACTCGGCGACGTTGCTTAGTATGTACGCAGAGCCAACTGTTGCATCCGGCCTTTCCCAACGAGCACTATCAGATATAGTCGGACCAGCTATTGCTGAGGCAGCAGAGAGGGACAAAGGAAAGATCATTGCTCTAAAGAGACTTTACCAGTTTGGCAGTAAGCCGACATACGCTGGGGGCGAAAAGCCGGGGATGTTTTCCGGCGGTGGGTTGCCTGAGAAATGGGACGCATCTGAAGATCCAAGATTTGCTCGTTACAAGGCGAGGCTGCAAACGGCTGATAACGTCCCCGATTCCATACGATTATTTAGTGATATGGTTGCCGATAAAAACCCTGCTGTCTCTGCGTTTGCTATGGATCGGTTAGACCTCCTTACCAACATTATCTATCGTGGCGGTAACGAAACCGATGGGGTTCCGGGGGTCAGCACTAAAGCAGGGGCCGGTGGCTCCATTATAGGAAACAAAGAATGGTGGACCTCACCCGGAGGTATGCACATAAGCCTTACTCCAGAAAAAGGTTCTTTGCAGCACAGGGCGGCCTCTGCGCAGCATGGCGCTAAAGGTGCTGATGAGCTTGAGAGGCAGAAAAAGAAAGCAAAAGAACAGTACGAAAGCCCAGAACCTGAAAAAGAAACCTACGAACTGTAGCCCCCAGAGGAACTAATGGCCGAGGAAGAAGGCAATAAACAAGCTGCTATCTCTTCAGATGAAGGGATAAATCAAAAGCAGTGGTTGAACGATGCTGACTTGGGTGCTCCACAGCTGCCCAGTCTGCTTTCGGACGAACAGAAGGCTCGCCTTACCGACCCTAAACAAACTTACCATAAGGATAAGGCTGCTGGGCGCAACCTCCGAGCCACTGAACCACGGTACCATCCTGCAAGTTGGAGGGAACTCGGTGGGAGCATGTTGTCCACTCCTGAGAGACGGGAGGAAGCATCAGACGCCTATAAACTGGCTGAGCTATATCCTGAGCACAGAGACTTCTACATGGAGATTGCTGGTGCTAACGCTATCGGCCAACGAGACCTTCTAACATTTGAGGACATAGAAGAAGCAGAGTCTCCGTCTATCTGGGAAAACATAGGGACAGCCTTAGAGCCATTCCTAACCCCACAACGGATGCTTTGGTACTCTGGACTTAAGTTAGGAGAACTTCTTCCAGATCCCGGCAGTATGTTCGGTGACGCTGTGCAAGATGTTGTTGGTGTAATCGGGGCACCGTTCTTATTCGCTACAACAGGTATCTTAGAGGCTGGGCCTATGGCCTATGAAAGCCTATTCGGAGAGGGGGAGACGCAACGGGATGATCACTTCTCAAGTGGGAAACCGCCAGCAGAGGAGCTGGCTTTAACGTTTAGAGATATGGTTGAGAATCTTTATGGAGATGTTTCTACAGGAGAACTAGCGGCTAAGGCCGAGGCAAACATGAGACCTTGGCTCTGGGGCGACTGGAGTACTGCACCTGCTCCGACGGGAACGTCGATTCTCGACTCAATGATGTCCTACGAGGAAGCAGAGTACCTGTCGCAAAAAGGAGAAACCCGACAGTTAAGAAAGTTTGGGGACTGGATGAGTAGCGACACTGGTCGCATGGTGATGGGTCTTTCAATGGAGCTAATCGCAGATCCTCTCTGGTTCACTGGCCCTATTGGTAAAGGCGGTAACGTTGTTGCGCATGGCGATAAACTGGTTCGCGTAAGCAAAGTTTTAACGAAAACAGCAGGGAAGCTGCGCACACTAAACCCTAAGTACTCTAAGAATGACTTTACTCATTCGTTGATCCATCTTGTTGAAGGAACTGACGAGCAAATAAAAACAGCAGAGCTGTTGCTAAGTAACCATAGTGCAATGGCGAGAACTCAAATAAAAGCTCTTAACAGGGAAGCAGAGCTTGCAAAGAATGCTTTAAAGACAGACAACCCAGAAGACCTCAGAAAGGCAGTCAGGGCTATTGCAGACGAAAAGATAGACGCACAGAAAACAATAAGCGCCCACCATGAGATACTAGCCACAAAGGGTGCCAAAGAAAGAGGGAAGCTTTTTGCTCAGCAAGAAACTGAAAAGATTAGGCTTATAGCCAGTGACCCTGCTAAGGCTAAAGTATGGCTTAACCGTCAGGTAAGAGACCTTCCAAGGCGAGCTAAGGTGTACCAAGGTCTTTCGGACGATATTGGAAAGATAGTGGGAGATATCTCTGATGCGAGAAAGTTAGGCGGCAAAGCAGGCAAGAAAGCACTTTCTAAGTTTGCAGGAAAAGGTGGCAGGTGGGCGGTACATATCCCGCTTACAACCAAGCATGGCTTCCTTTTAGAGAAGGGAGCATTTGAGTCTGTAACCGAACTTATGCGTAAGGTTGGCCCAATTGATAACATGATGGATAACTTCGCTGTATCCGCTTTGAATAATACAGTAAAAGTAGCAAGAGAAGCATCTCCAAATATATCAACGCTCGATGCGCTTGGTGGTAGCCAAGCAAAACTTGCAGCATACACCATGATGAATGCCACACAAAGTCTAGCCCTTATCCCCTTGGCTAGTTGGGATGTGTTTAGACGCGCTTTGGGTACTAGGTACTTACAGCCCATGACTCAATCCCTCCACCTAAGAGGGGCTTCTGAGAGTGGGTTCTTACCGGTACTCGGTGCAGGTACAAAAACCATCCAGCGCATAAAGAAGGTTCACCCGAAGGTATGGGAGCAGTACCAAGAAGGTCTTACCAAGATGATGGAGGGCTACACTGGGCTTGAGACACAACTAAGAGGTAGAATCCTTAGACTGTTTAAACTAGCAGGTCAAACAGCAGATACACGTCGGAAGAAGTCAGCAGCGGAAGTTGCTCGCCTCACTGCGTTGCGTGGCAGGTCGACTGATCCTGTACGGATAGCAGAACTAAACTTTGAAATTGACAGAGCAAAGATGTGGGGGAACACTAAAGAGTACACAATTAAGAACATCATGAATGAAGCCGGTTCCGCTTTGGAGGAAGGCGCAGGTAAACTCGAAAAGCTATCTGACGACGCTCTTGAGGTCGGCAAGGGTGCTAGAGCCATCATTGATGCAATCCTTAACGACCCAACAATCAAAGCAGGAAAGCTAGAAGTAGAGCAAGCACTTGTGGCTATGGCTCGCCTTGCAAAAGGCAGCAATATAGAAAAAACAAGGATTCTTGGAGACTTAAAACTTATAGAAGAAAAACTTTCTACTATGAATCTAGCAAAAGAGGTTGCTACACGTAAGATGCGCAGGGCTTACACTGCCCGATTAGCAGAACTTCGCTCTGCCACAAAAGTAATTGAAACAATAAGGCCAGAGGCTCTTACCTCCGCGATTCAAAGGATGATTGAAACCCCAGAGAGTCCAGCAGATCTGCTCAATGACTTTGTAAGGATCTTTGGAACTGAGGAGGCGGCACGTTCTGTACTTCGTAGTACAGCAATAGCGATGGGTAACAACAATGAAGCCACCGCTATGCGGATGTTCGCTGAAAAAATTGCAGGTGACTTACCGACTGAAGTTATAAAGGATTCAGAGAAATTAAGAGAAGCGATTGGTCGTGGAATCAAAGACTACCTTTCTAGCCTGAAATCAGAGTCTGCTAGACTACACAACTCATGGGTGCAAGGCAGCTCTAAAACTAAAATTGGGCAAAGGGAGTTCTTCCCTGGAATGAAGTCTGATGACTTCGATGACCTTGCAAACTCTCTCATTGAAAGGGAGATTTTATCTTGGAAGGTCTTAGTCCCATCGAGTGAACGAGCAGCGTTTGAGAAGTGGGCCAGCAGAGGCCAAGTCCAAGAAGAAAACATACTAGCCATATTGGATAAAAGGGCACCTATTGTTAGCGCAGGAAGTGAACACTGGCAAGATGCTTTTGGTTTCTACAGCAGGGCTAAAGCATTAGAGCAAGTGAAGGTAACGGCTAGGAAGTGGGCCTCCTCCACAGATAAAGTCTCTGACATCCAACGACAAGTGCTACCGATTGCGAGTAGGGGGTCCAAGGAGGAGATGTACCGTGTTGCAGATGCCGCTGTAGCGGAGGGTGCTACCGTCTCAGATAGGTACATTGAACCTTCTCGCTGGCGCAGAAAGCCTAAGCCTAAGCCAGAGCCAAAGCATGTGCCTGTGCAGGCTATCCCAGATAAAGATTTATATGTCCCAACTCCAGAAGAGTTGGCCGCTGAGTTGGAGTTTGAAACTAATCTTTTAGCCCTTAGAGACAAGTTTACCAGAGTCTTTGATGACAAGAAAGTAGATAACAGCAAGTTTTTAGAGTCTTTAGGTTTAACAAAGAACGAACTACAAGATCTAATGACCGACCTGTATGGTAAAAGCCATTTAAAGTCTTTGGCTGCAAAAGAGACACTGCGGAAAATCTTTAGAGAAAAAGCTGTCATACAGCCTCCTGGTCTTAGTACCAAAAAAATTGACGTAGACTTTGATCTTATTGCGCAAGACCCAAACCTAAGCGTTGCGGCTGTACAAAAGAAAGTAGGAGAGAGTGCAGAAATACAAATAGGACGCGCTCTGTTTAGAGATTCAGATTCTACAATTGTAGAAACAACAATACTAACTCCGAGCACCCCGCCTAAAAAGCGTATTACTGACAAAGAGTTTATAGAAAAACAGTACAAAATTACGGGTAATCGCAAACTATTCAAATTAGAAAAAGGTGATGAATACCTACCAGACCCAGTACTTGACTTGCTGGATGAAATCGGAGACGTGCCCGTCTTTGTTCACGACGGTAAGTACCGACTTACTGGGCGTAGTTCGCTTGCACTTGAACATTGGCCCAAACCAAAGCCAACAGAATCCATATACTATTTCCCGAAACAAGAAGGGCCACCAGGCTATAATTTCCTAAAGGGTGAAGCTACTCCTGTGGCTGGTAGGCCAGTTGACCTTGGGGTCAAAGATGGTAGAGAATACTTTGTATTCAAACAAGTCTACAATTCCAAATCAAAACAAGGTGCCCTAAAGCAAGGTGACGAGGTAACCGGTCTTCATGGCGGTATAGACGATATAGAGAAAGGCCCATTAATGGAGTCTGGCTTTTCTGGCGCAGCGAAAGGAGAGGCAGAGGGTGTCCATGTTCGTATCATCCATCGTGGGGAGGATCTAGAAGAACAGCTTATGGTTCCTATCCTAAACAAAAAAGAAAAGTTGCAACCGGGATACGGGACCGGAATCCACTACGTGCAAGTAAGAAGTAAAGAAGAACAGGTTGCAGCAGTAGAAATATCTGGGATGATCAGAGCCGGGAGGGAGCGTCTTGCGAGAAAGCGTTTTGAGAAGGGGCCAAACTTTGCGGAGTATCAGAAAGTTACCGGCGAACTAAACGATCAGCGAGTTATCTTACAAAGCAACATACAGAAGAAGATAGATCAGCTAGAGAAAGCTCTCTCAAAGCTAGAGCGGAGCAGGGCTGGGGCACTAAGAGCAAGCTTGGCTGACCGGCCTGCTATCTATAAACGAATAGATGGTAAAGAAAAAGAGATTAATTTAAAGCTTAAGCCTCTGCTCGCTAACAAAAGAAAGTTTGTTGAAAAAAAGATAACCCCATTGGAAGGAAGGCTCAGTACGCTTAAGCCGCCTCCAGTTGCCGCAGGCAAGTCGACAGAAAATGGTGTCCTTCAGGTTGTTGGCCACGAAGTTGAAATTAGCTCTATGCTAGAAAGGCAGTTCTTTGTCTATATGGACAAGAGCACCAACAACTGGCATGTAGTAGACACTACTACCGGAGCTAGGGTATCACAAGGCCACAACTCTAATAGCGCAGTATCCGCAGCCAACCACCTCATCGAGGAAGAGGGCAGGATAAGCTACTTCAACAAACTTGATGGAAGCCCTAGTTTGTGGGGCTTTGGAGAAAAGCAGGTCAAAAAGGTCTTCACTGGGAAACCGGAGTGGCGTGTAAAAGATGTTGCATCAGGTCTTACACGCGGCAAAGGCCCGACTAGAGAAGCAGCGATAGATGCCGCAAAGAATAAAACGAACTCCAAGTTCGATTCGTATGTAGCCCAAGAACAAGCAAAGCCAAACTACAGGCCAGTGCTTAGAGAAGTTAGCCGTGAAGAGCAGGCCAAACTTCCTTGGCAACTTTATCTTGAACAATCAGGCAAGCCCCACGGGAATCTCTGGGGTGGGAAAGTTGCTTTGGCAAGGACGAAAGAGCGAACTGGCAAAGCATTAATGCCTATTACTAAGGAAAGGATTAAGGAAGCACAAGAACTTGGTGCCACGTTTATACTTGGAAACACCAAGCATCTTGACCGCCAACTTGCTTTGTTCTTAGATGAAATCGGCGCAAACTACACAGTATACCATGCTGGAGATGTACCAATCGTTACTCGCCCAGTGGCTAGGCTTGAGTCTAAAACTTTGGAAGCGATAGAGTCAGCATCCCCACGAAGGCCATTCTCTAGGTATCTCCTTGATGAGTTGCGTGTCCCAGAGAAGCCTAAGCGCCCACCTCTAAACGAGTTCCCTGAACCTGTCTCAGCGTTTAACCCTATGGTGAAGCGCAAGGTTTACCGAGAAGATGGTGGCCAAGTAGTTGATGTTGCCAAGGTGGTAGACGATCTTGACCCTGCGGTTAAATTCAAGTTAGAAAAAGCAACTGAAAGAGCAGCAAGTGGAATAGATAAACTGTTGCCTTCCTTCCAAAAAGAGTTCTCAGTCTTTAAGGAAGCCAATATCAAGGATATGAATCCTAGATTATACAATACGACCCCTACTCCTGATGGTTTACTTTTCTCCGTATTAGAAACCTTGAAGAAACTTTCTGGTCCAAGTCGCAGGAATCCATTCCCCGATATGGACAGTCTTTCCGACCTCGAACTCTTACTCAGAGACCTTGACTCTTTTTCTTCTGGACTAGGGAAACAGTTCAAAGCCAGTGATTCTTTGTCGAAGAAAATACGAGCCGCCAGTAAGAAACTTAACCAAGTCAAGAACGCTACAGGTGGCAAGAAACATGGGCCATTGGGCCTGTTCCACGACGAGTTCGTACAGATTTTAAAAGGTCTTACTATTGGTGGCAAGCAAGGCTCCGCAACAATTAAAATTGCACTACGCAAACTACAAAGAAAGTATGGTAAGGATCTGAAGTTAGCCCTACCTAGGCATGGAGAAGCAATACGCAGACCATTGGGACCAAGCCTGTTCGATTCAGCATCAGTAGCTCGTAGAATACGTCAACTTGATGATGATACCGTCTTGGAGACCCTAGCATCACTAGTTGTAAAAGACGGTATTAGCGATGCTAAGATGAGAGGCTTGCTGAAGAACATTTATAAGAAGTCTAATGCGCGTAAGACGTTATCGCAGGCTACAGAAGAGACCTTACTAGCAGATATGACAAAGGTTAAGTCCGACCTACTTGAGGTTTCAAGGGTCAAGTTTGGTGTATCCAGTAAGACTGGAAAGTTTTCAAGAGGCGATATCGCAACGAAGATCTTTGCTGATGTAAGGAAAGAAAACAAACTTATTACCGATAAGCACAACAAATTAACCGATGAGTACCTTGGTAAAATGAAGGAACTCCGCACTGCTTTGAATAAGAATATTGAACCTAAGACTATCGGTGACCGAACCAGAAAAGGTTGGGAGAACAGGCTGTGGAACCAGTTTAGTGCTCTGTCAACAAAGCATGGGCTATCAAACCAAGACCAGTTGTTTGCAGCATTTTCTGTTCTAAGCGAAATGCCTCGCAATATCTCACCAGACATGATGAAAAACCTTACAAGCAAGTACCCTAACGTCATTGGCCGACGCTTTGGTGACATAGAGAAAGACCTTGCTCCTGTAATGGAAGAGTTAGAGAGTCTAATTAAGTTCTATGAACTAGAGTACTCCGATAGAATTTGGGATATTGTCCGTAGCCCAGAGACTATGATGGAGCGTTGGGGGGTGCTGGACTTTGTTCCGCACACGTTCCATGCTGGGACAGATGAAGTCTCTTTACAGTTAAGTATGGCTGGGAAGTCACAACTCGGAAGCGGTAAGGGTATACATGAGATGTTCTTCCGTCAGATGGACGCAGCAAAGGGTCGTAAGATCGCTGGCTCCATCAATGAGATCAATGCCTTTAACCATGCAAAAGAAGGTGCTGTTGACTTGATCAACCTTGAGCCTGCTCTGCTGTGGGGCAGGTATGCACAAGTAAACCATGCTTTAACCAACGATACCTTTATACAAACACTTATCTCAACGGGCGTTATACGCGGTCTTCGCAGTGGCGATGCCACCATAGCCAAAGACTACGGTATTAGCCTTACTCGTGGGGACGGTCTTGCTAAGACTGCCGATGAGATTGCGTTGGAACTAGACATGGTGCCTCTCTTTGACCGGTCTGTCCAGACTGAAGAGATGAACAGGTTTATGATGCTCACGCTTGACGATCTCCTGAACACCTACGCAACGTCTCCCGGAAAGGTTGGACACCAAGAAGTATCAAAAGCTCTTGAGCAAGTTGCTGACTCCCTGCAAGAAGCGTCAAAAGAAAAGGGTTTCGCTAACTGGATGAACACATCCAAGAATATAAATGCTTTGCGCAAACTTGAGCAGACATCTCTTAGGCTAAGGGCTGCACAGGCGGCAGAGGGTGCAGACTTATTCAATCCTCGTAAACGTTACGACGAATTACTTAAGCCTGAACTGGCTAATCAAGTAGCAAAGTGGGATGCGACAGAAGGTATAAAACTAAACAATGCTCTACCTGATGATGAGTTTAATGCAGCTAGAAAGATAGCGTTATCCAAGTTAGACACGCAGGTCTCACGTAAAATATGGGATGATGTCTCTGCGGAAATGAACGCACTCCGCTCGAAGTACACTCCGAATGCACCTAAGACACAGGGTATGCATCTGTCAGCATACTATGACCCAAAGGCGGGGCTGTGGGAAATGTACATGCCAAGGGGTGTCCACCAGAGCATGAAAGAAGTCATTAACATGGACCCTAGATCACATGGGCTTGTCGGTAGAGGATTAGAAAAGTTTAATAACTGGTGGAAGACCCGTGTTACCGTCATTGCGATTGCGTTCTCTACACGTAACTGGGGTGCAAACAATGTTTCTATGGCCTTTGATCTCGGCCCTCTGGGAGTACTTAATCCTAAAACACACATGCAAGGTCTTAAGTTATCCAACGCAGTCCGGTTCTACGACGAGTTTGGCAGTTTAGAAAAAGCATCAAGGGCAGCAAAGAAAGCCCTCCCTAGCGATGCTACACTCTCAGAAAAAGCAAAGCATGCCGCCTTACAAAGTGGCTTTAGATTCGGTGGGCTGCAAGGTCTACTAGACAATGGTGTTCAGTTAACAGACGACCTATGGATGCCTATTGATGAACTAATGGAGCGCATGACTCGTACTGGTGTAGTCAGTCCAGCCTATACCCAAGTGGTTGACATTAACGCTATGGAACAAGCAATGTCTCACATGCATTTGCATGGTGGTGCTCTTGCTGATGGGACGACAGCCGCTAAACTTAAGAAGTACGCCTCGAACATTGAGGATGCAGTGCTCGTTACCGTTCCTACCATGATGACTGGCGGTGTGCCTGTCGCTATGTCCAAGAAGGTTGGTGCAGAGTTTGCCCGTGGTGTTGAAAACCAGTCTCGTATATTCAACTTCCTTTCTAACATTAAGAAAACAAACAACTGGGACGATTCGGTAGCACATGTAAACAAGTTCTTGTTTAACTATGGTGACCTGACCCAGACTCAGAAGCGTTGGATGCGTTTGATTCTGCCGTGGTTTACTTGGAACCAAAAGAACTTTATACTACAGGCAGACTTGATGCAAAAGTCTCCTGCGCTGTTCTCCTCATTCCATAAAATGATGAGTGACGGGCTACCACAAGTAATGGCTGCAAGCCAAGCCGAGGCTGCTGGTGAGAGGTTTGTAAACTATGACCCACTCTCCAAAGAAAGGTTGAAAACTCGCGAGACCCACTCGATGCACACCATCCAAATGCCACTGCCTTCTCTTGAAAACTTTGGTCTTGGAAATGTATCCGTTCCTGTATTTAAGCGAGGAAAGAAAGGTGTTATGCCTTGGCAGTCGTTTGACATGCAGTGGGGCAAACTAGGTAAAGACTACTTCCCAAGATTGAAGAACGCACACGTTCAAGGTTTTGGTCTCCCACAAGAAGCGTTTATAAACAACCTCTCACTGCTAATGACTGGAGCAGATGTTCGTAACTGGCCTTGGCTTCCGCTTCCAGGGGACTTGGGTAAACAACAAAGGGCACGTTCTTTTGCATCTCGTAGCCGTTGGATTCGTATGGCTGGAGAAACTCATGCTCTTATACGTCTCGCAGCAGAGATCGGCTCTGGTCAGCATACTTACTTTAACAAACCAATAAATGAACTTACTGATGGCAGGCTACTCTCTGAGACAATCAACGGTATCCGGCAGGTCCCATTTGTTGGAGATACGATGGGCGACATCCTGTCTCAACGTGTAGGTATGAAAGGGTATACTGTCTACGACAAGTGGAGTGGAAACTGGAAGGAGTTTATCCGTGTTGATGGCGCAGCCAATCACTCGCTCGGACAACTTCCTTGGTCACGTACACTACGCGATGCGGCAGCAATGACGGATCAATTCCTAATGAGTCGGCTTATTCCTTGGGAGGCGTTGGCAGCAGAAGGAATATCTCCTCAAGATTTTGGTGAGGTTCCTGTGCTATGGAGCGCCCTAGATGCCTTAAGTGGTGTCCGTATTATGCAGACAGACCCTGATTTGATGAGGTCATACGCTGACATCAGAACAGAAAAGCAGTTACAGAAGTATCTGGAAAGTAGAGGTTTGCTCAAGTCTTTCCAAAATTCCTACATACCATACAAATACTAGGATCAGAAGACAATGGAAGGCTACGGAACTACAATAGCAATAAGCGCCCAAGCGGTGTCTTTGATCCTGTTCGGAGTCCTAGGCTTCTTTCTGAAGAGACTTGTAAATCAGGTGGATACAATGGAGAACAAAGCAACAAAGGTAAGACTAGTAGTAGACAAAGAGATGGCCTCTATCAGAGAAGATGTTGTGCGACTTGAAGCAAACAGCAGCAACTTCGGTGCTTCACTAACAGAAGTCAAAACAAAACTGGACGCTCTCAGCGAGAACATCCAGTGGATTCGTGAGAAGTTGGCAAGCAAACCTTAACGGGCTGCTATCCTACGTTGTAACTCTAACCGTCTCTTCTGCATCTCTAGCCTATCACTGCCTTCCTGACTGGGCAGTTCCTTAGAAAGATGCCTCATCTCTATCCGAGATACTATCCTCCCAAGAGTCTTCTCCGGCTCGTCGTGTCCTGTTCCCATTGCAATCTTATGGAGTTTAGGCTGTAATGATTCAGCCGCTTTCCTTGCAACAGTATGGGCTGGCTCACCAGACAGTAGGCTTTCTATAGCCTCGCGTTCTTCTTCCCCATAGATCCAGTCTAAGTTTAATAACTTCTTAGCCTTTGAAGCCATGCCTTCGTTCTTCATCAGGATACCTGCTAAAGCCAACGCTAGTGGGTCGTGTGGCTTCGATGTAGTCATCTGTGGCTCAGTAGGCGCTGGCTGTCCTACAAGGCGCTTAAGGGCCATGTACGGGACACTAAGGATGTCTGAGACCTGACGCAGAACAACGTCCCTAGCAATCAAAGGATACGAACGGATTACAGGTATCGCCTCATCTACTGCTGCTTGCCTACCATGTGGAGACCTGTCATGCTTTCTGGACAGAGTGCGTAACCATGTTCCGAGTAGTGGCTCCGCTTCTTCTATCCTAGCTAGTATCTCTTTCATGGAGTTTGAACCGACGTAATCAGCAGGGTCCATACCATCAGGCAGGCTTACTGTAAGAGAATCAATGTTACTCTTTGCAAGGATAGGCAAAGCCTTAGATGCTGCACGTCTACCAGCATCGTCAGAGTCAAAGAAGCACAATGCTTTGTCTGTTAGTTTAGAGAACAGTTTCACATGGTCCTTGGTTAACGCTGTACCACAGGAGGCAACTGCTTCTGTAATCTCTGCTTGATGCAAGGCAATCACGTCGAAGTAGCCCTCAACAAGAATGACCCTATTCCATTCTCGAATAGCAGGGATGGCTTGGCTTAATCCAAAAAGGATTGAGGACTTGTTGTATAGTGTCGTCTCTTTACCATTGATGTACTTGGCCTTGGCTGTACCTGATATGTCTCTGCCAGCAAAAGATACCAACTGCCCTATCTTATTACGGATAGGGAAGATGATTCGATTAGCAAAGACACAGGATGGAGAGCCAAAACTAACACGGAGTATCCCTGCGCTAACCGCTGCATCTACAAGGTTATGATCTCTTAGTGACTGGACTATTCCTTCCGATGAAGATGGGCAATAGCCTACCTCCCACCTGCGAATACTCTCCTTACTTACTTGTCTTTGCTTTAAGTATGCTACTGCATCTGGATGAGATGCCGCATGGCTAAAGTAATGTTGCGCTACATTAAGCGCCTTCTTCATGTCTTCCTTAGCCTTGTGTGCTGCGTCGTCGAGGTCTGTTTCAATCTCAATGTTAAACCTATCAGCAACATACTGGACAGCATCAATGAACCCTAGTCCCTCTAGCTTCATGGGTATGGTGAAGATGTCACCACTGGCACCACAGCCATGACAGTAGAACACGCCACGGTTAGCCTCAACATGTAGGCTTGGAGTCTTCTCTCCGTGGAAAGGGCAGACAACAAAGATCTCCCCACTTTGCTTTTTTACCTTGGCATAGTCGCCAAACAACTCCACGATATTCGAGGATTTACGTACAGTTTCGATTACATAGTCATTCATATTCACTCCTAATTGAGAAAGTTATTTAAGCACAGTACTCTAGAATAGTCCGGCGAGGTATGCCGATGCGACCCAAAGTGCATCAGCCTCATTATCATCTTGTAATTGCCACCCTTCTTCCTGCCATCTCGCCAATGCAGAAGAAATCATAAGTTCTTTTGGGGCATTTCCTTTACCAGTTGCATGTCTTTTTATTGTCCCAACTGGGATGCTAACATAAGGATGTTTGTCCAGTTCAAGTACGGATTGAAGTGTTGCCATCAGTCCACCATAGATGTGTGCAGCAGTGACACCACGGTGTCTCCGTACCTCTTCAAAGGCTACATGGATACTGTACTGGTCACGGTTGTTAAACAAGTCTCTAAGTTTGTTGGCAAACCTAACGTATCTCATGCCGCCACCTTCATGTCTCTGGGTTGCAAAGTCCCAAGTTCCAGAGTCTACACGAGTTCCGTCAGGTCTTAGTACTGCCCACCCACACTTCGTACCTAGGTCCAGACCGACAACGTATTCTACTTCTTTCATTCTACCTCCGCTTTCCCCCCTCTGATTCTGGCTGGTGACCACCACCAGGACTCATTGAAGTCTCCATCTTTTGATGGGATTACTTCATCAAAGGAAGATATCCATTCGTTAATGTGAAACCTTGTAGGTGGGAACATTCCCTTCACCCTACCGTCTGGGCATCGAATGCCAGACAACCAATCATAAATGCAACTTATCTCTGTCCTGCAACCAGTGTTGACATAGATGCTGTGCTGCATAGCGGATACACTAGCAAGGTGCCTCTTAATTTCTAAGAGACGTTTCCTTGCTAGTGTATTGCTTCTTACGTGACCTCTACTCGAAGTAGTCATTGTCTACTGCAAGCCAACGTATAGTCTCATCTTCATCTACAAAGATGACACCCTTTAGTTTGCCAGTTGAGTCATGAATCATACGAGGAGTATGGTCATACTTTATAAGGCTGATGCTGTGCTTGATGATAGTCCTGTCCCAAGGTATCGTAACGTATGGGGCAATCGTATCATCTTCACCTTCAAAGCCTACTATCTCATCACTTCCAGTCATTGCCATTACCGCTTCCGTAGCCGGAATCAGATACGCCACTGCTAGATGGCGCAGGGTTTCCAGTATCCACTGGTCCATGTCCTGAGCCGACCGGAGGACGGGTTCCACCAGAGGAGTCGCCTGACCCCACTCCTTGACTGTGGAAGTTTTGCCCAATACCTTCTGCACTAACTTTCTCGACATTGAACGCAGTAAGCGATGAGTAGTATGCCGCTTGCCCATTCTTTTCTACCTTACGTGTGGTGTACTTACCTTGACACATAACAAGTTGTCCACTGCGACAGTTACGAACGTTGTCCTTAGCCCTATCACCCCAGATCTGAACGGTGTGATACGCATCGTAACGAGTACCGTTGCTTGTTTCCCATGTCTTAACCCTAAGATTAAGGACGCTCTTCTGACCGACCTGACGCTCTTCTGGTTCTGCTGCTAGTTCGCCAATTATTAAACAGTTGTTAATCATCTCATTCTCCTACGAATAGTTTTATCTTGGTGCTTTTCTGGTAAAAACCTGACGAGGAGGGTTCCTCGTAGGCTGAAGGCCAACACGTCTTCCAATGTGAGCACCAGTCACATGGGAATCTGAGTTGTCCTTTTGTGGCTTTCGCCGTTGATGGTTTAAATGGTTTTGCTATCTCCTCTGGTGATTGTGATTCTATGACTTCTCTCAAACGTGTAACGATCTGGTCCTTGACGATGGCATCGCCTTTAACCCAATGGCCTACAATGGGACTTGCTTTAGCCCAAGAGCCATCCTCTCTAACGATACCATCCTTGACGGTAACGTTCTTACCTAGTGCTAGGACGTAAGTCCAGTTGTATTCCTTACCAGTCATCTGCGTCTTAGCCATTTGATAGGCTTGTGTCTGGTAGTTGTACAGGTCTTCAGGACTCAATCCGTTCTGGCGGAAACGCTTGAAGCCATAGTCACTCATTGACTTGATCTCAAGTATAGCGTCTACCATAGCGAACTCGCCTAAATCTCCACGGTAGAGAGGAAGTTGCATCGTTCCATCTGGATGACCTGCAACCTTAGCGGTCCTATCATCACTAAGTGGAATCTCTAAGCATACTCTTTCTTGAGCGAGACCTGTGTTACTTATGGTGATAGTATTGATGTGGTCCGTAGCATCATGCAATGCAGCAACCATAAGCATCTCAATGATATCCCCTACAGCGAATACGATAGGAGAACTCTCATCAGGAACAAAGCCATTAGGTTTGTAATGATGGTAGTCATAGGCTAATGCTCGTTGGCATTTGCCAGCAGAACTCAAACGCAATGAACCAGTTGGTCCGTTCCTTGGTTCTTCTAGTTGCCTGACTAGTACCTTGCCTAGTTCCGCTGTATCATAGTTAGTTGTTATTGGTTTGTTCTGTCTTAGCCTCGCCAGAACTATAGCCGCCAAGTCTGGCATCCATACTCCTCGTTCAACCTCAACCCACATCCCGTCTTTATCGACTTCCATCTGTACCTCCTAGTGGTTCTTCATCAGTTAAGAAAACCTTGTCTGCAATAAGAACAGTGTTCCTACCCTCAGACCCAAGCCTTCCTGTCACATGTACTACTTCTCCCTGACCTTCTTTTGCAAGCATCACAGCATTGTTACCGAACGCAAGCATTCTAATATAAGTATCGAACTTAGCCTTCTCTAGACTAGGGTTCCTAAGAACAACTCGAACCTTCTTCCCACTGGATACAGAGGGGCCGCAGTCGTCAACCTCTGTGACTAAACCACAGAAGTTAACAGAGTTTGGATATTGATTTTTAAAGCCCATTAGTTCTCCCTAAAATGGAATGTCACTGTTGCCTGCATCGGCAAAGTACTGGTTAACTTTCTCTTTAAGAGTTCCATCCTCGTACCACTTCACAGCGGTATGAGATGCTATCTTCACTTGCTTATCTGAAGCATCGTTCGGGTGAGCAACACCCTTCCCAGTAAACTTATCGTCTTTAAAGGGAGCGGTTGCTGCCTCAATAACAGAGAGTAGTTGATCTTGGACACCCAACTTGGAACCAATAACCTTAAACCTTGCAAGCCTACGCTGTCTTGGAGACTCTATATGGCGAACAGAATCATCTATTGATAGTAGGTGCCCTTGCACTTCTCGTATAGATGGAGCAACACAGTATCCACCCTTTGTCCATACTAACCTTTCTTCAGGCACACCACTTGGTTTGTTCTGACTTGGCTTTGCATATGTTCTTCCGAGTTCGTAAAGGTGTCTACCCATTCCCCAGAGGACAGCAGATCGTTTGATTGCTCCTGAGATTCCTCCCTTCTCTGCTTCAACCTTAGTGTCTCCGGCTCCATCCCACTTCCAGACCCACTCTCCAGCGATCTTAATGCCGATGCCGCCGAGAGTCTTACTGCCCTCAACTCGTATTTGTATTTGCCAGTTGGCTGGTCCCACCACATCATCGAGTCTCTCCTGTATACATCTACTATCAAGATAAGCCAATAGTTGAGCACTGCCATTCTTAGTCATTGATTGAACTCTCCAGTAAACCTCCTCATCTACAAAAGGCCGTCTCAACCTAGACAATATTGATTCCATGTTTCTGCCATCAATTTGTTGTGGCCACTTTTTACTTGCTGTCATACTTACTCCTCGGTGGTTAACGCCACCATCGTGCTGTGTTGATAGCCCACGGCTATCGTTGTGTCAAGGAGAATCCGCAAATGAGAGGCAAAACCAACCCACGGATCCGCTACTCCCGACCCGGAAATCGAGCCGAGCGATACCTCTACCGAGGTACCAACCGCTACACTCTGTTGAGTGAGTGGAAGAAAAGAACTGCTTGTAGAATAGGTAGGAAGAAAAGAAGTATCTTCGTTATCAAAGAAGCAATAGGTATACTTGAAACCTGTGCTGAAGAACTCTCTGTCTCCTTTAAGGAGATCACATCTGCTACCTTGGACATATACTTCAGAAGAAGGATGAAGAATAACTTCCCTATCTTCTTTGAGTACAAGAACTCTATCCATTCTATCGTTCAAGAATGGTACCATGAGAACATGGAACTTGAGATCGAGGTAAACATCAACAGGATTGATGAAGACCTTATCTCTGAACTTAAAGGTTAAGACCATGATGGAGGCCAAGCACCGTTCCACCAAGAAGGCACAGGCTCTTCTGTATCGTACACCCTACCCCAAGCAGTCTGAAGCACAAGGTCAACATCTTTCCTTGCTGCCTCCCTCGCTGCTAGGCTTATCAGTTGAACAGGTTGGAACATAGTGGAAAGGTCATCGTCTGTGTAGTGTTCAGATGATGCTGCTTTTTTAGGTGGAGCATAATAGAACGGACGATAGATACCAAAGGCAAGTCCGGCATCTTGTAAGAACTTATCTGAACCACGGAAGTCACTAGGATTAGGTACTCCCTTCTTACCATTCTCTAACCGTGTATCTAATGTTCGATTGAACTGGGCAAGGGCTACAATAGCAACACGTTCTTCTTTAGCAACTTGCCTAACAGCATCAGCAATAGAGTCTAAGCGAGTACGCTCATCTTGCTTTCTTCCATACCCTGTCAGTAGTTGGATGTAGTCTATCCATATTACCTCACAGCCATGCACTCTCTTCATTTGTCTAATGCTAGATGCAACCATATCAATGTTTCTAGATGCAGAGTCAACATGTATAGGCATCCTGGAGACTTCTTCTAAGCCCCACCTGAAGACATCTTTGTCATCGTCGTTACCATGAAGAGCCTCACGTAGAGAGACGCCTCCAAAGTAAGCGGCAAGTCTATAGGCAAGTTGTTTACTTCCCATCTCTACGGAAATGATTCCTTGTGGTATCCCAGCAATAGCACCCTTAGCAGCAGCAGCAAGCATGAACGATGTCTTACCCATCTTAGTTCTACCACCAATGTAAGTAGGCAATCCTCTTGGCCAGCCTAGGTAGTGCTTATCAAAACTAGGCATACCACTAGGAACGAACTCACTAATAGAACTATCTCCACTACACATGCCATCAAAGGATTCGGCTGCCTCACTGATGACATTAGCCGCTGACATGATAGCACCGATAGACTTAGTTCCATTCTTTTCAAGAACCATCTTCTCAGCGTATGCCCTGATCTCCTCTACTGATTCAGTGCCATCTACTATCTTGTTCTTTATATCTTCAACAGAAGTCATCAGTCCTCTAAGGACTGAGCAGTCATAGATTACTTTAGCATAGGCTGGTAACTTAGAATCAATTACAGCATTGTCTCCCAATGAATGTAGGTACTGAATTGAGCCATACCTATCTTCACATTGTTGTTCCCCTTCCTTTTCTATCAGCACATGTAGACTTACTGGTTCATTGGAAGATACTTGTTTCTGTATCCATTCGTACAGAAGTCCATGACCAGTAGAACTGAAGTCATCTTTAGATAGGATACCTTCTACAAGGTCTAGGCCTATACCTTCTCCAAGTATTAGTGAGCCTAATACTATTCTCTCTGTTTCACTAGGGTACAATTGATTCATCTTTTATTTCTCCTTATTGAGATTGTAAGTATAATTATAAGTAATAACGTTTCAGTAGTATAAGTACTGAAGTATAAGGTACTGTTGCTACGTTTCAGTATATAGCATAGTAGGTACGAAGTACCGTAGCAACGCTTCGTTATGCGAGTGGTTCTTGACAGCGGCTAAGCCACCGGTTATCGGCCTGTGCAGGAGGTGTCAAATGAAAAATGCAGAAATCGCAAAAAGGCAGGTTGGACCGTTGCTTTTGGCCGGACAGATTTTGTCCGCTTGGAGGGGTGGGGTGTCGGTGTCACAGCGAGCAATGGCGAGACGACTAGGGGTGAAGCAGCCTACATGGAGGAACGTAGAGTTAGGAGTAAAGCCTCCTGGAAGAGTTCTATTTATCAGAATGATATTGCTTTTAAGGCTAAAGAAAAAGCAAATCACTACGTTGAGTACACTGTATCACTACTACGATATAGGATTAGACGCAGGTGACAAGGAGATAACAGACATACTCTGTGCCTTTGACTTGAATCCAACAGACCTAGGAGACCTACTACAGTGAGGGACACTATAGTAGCAACCAAGGCTTTCTCTAAGGGCAACGTAAAGAGTACGGACTTCGGGTATTACATCGCAAACTACTCCTTCATTAAAGATGGTAGGCAAAGAAAGAAGTACGTCATCAATCTAGGAACTGTAATGCTTGGTACACAGCCTTACTTCCTAGGAGTATGTAAGGGAGAGAGGTTTATCTTCCTCGGACTCAACGGTAAGGTATGGAGAATACCTGCGAAACTACTAAAGAATAATGTAGTTGTGCCGACAACTACAGACTTGGACGCGCTGCGTTCGTGGGCAGATACAGTATCTCACCGGATAGTAGAGACCTTATCTCCTAAGTTATCAATGAGGATAACAAAGGAAACTAACCGTAGGTACAACCTAATGGTCAAGGCTCTAGTTGGTAAGCGGATAGAGGAAGCAGCGGTGCTTGGCTTCGATAGAAGTTACGCCTACTACGCTGAGTACATAAACAGGAACTGGCAGAAGGTAGACCTAGTAAGCCCAAGGTTCCCTACCTTAAAACACGCGCTGCATGTGTCCCTTATGCTCGCCCTACCAGCAGAGACAGCAGGTACTCTAATCGAGATAGGTGCGCTCAGTGAGTTCAGGTGTCCGTTGATAAGCAAGGACATAGGTATGTCTATCTATCAGCAAGCAGTCCAGTTGTTATCTCGCCTGTGTCCAGAGTGGTGGAACAACGGCGCTTTAACTCAATGGGAATACATAGGTAGTCTTGATGACTTGTTGTACAAACAGTACGCGAACATAGTCATCAATGCTTACAACCAACAAGTTGATCTGCCCACTGCGGCAGGTGCGGTGAGGTCGGATCCGCTGGCTTCACATAATAGAAGAGCAATAGAGTTTGAAGAATAGGGAGTGCTTATGTTTAAAAAGAAAAGACTTACACCAGAAGAGTTCGTTACTGCGTGGCAACTAGCGGAGTCAATTGATTTCTTCTGTGAGAATACAGGAATGAAGAGAGGCTCGGCAGTGGTACGTGCTTCCTACTACCGCAAGAGGGGGATCAACTTAAAGAAGTTCCCTCGTGGTCCTAAAGGAAAGAAGTGCCTAGATGTAGAACTGCTGAACCAACTCATCTCTGCGTCTACTGGGGCAGTAGTCGTTACTGATGATGATGGCTCAGCAGATTCTATCTGGACAGAATCTCCGTTCTGCTAACAGTTACTCTGAGAGTGCTGCTTGTCCGTCGGTGTATGCTTGACCAAGGATATAACTAACGATAACCGTGGTTGAAGCGTACAGTGCTGACGCTGGGTCAATGACACCTGACATTGTTTCAAGAGCGATAGGTGTCAATGCACCTATAACTGCCATCCAAAACTTACGACTAATTACTTTTACTTTAATCTCTTCCCACATTACTACCTCCTAGTAAGGATGTTCTCGATAACATGACAAAGAAATATTACAAGTTGGAGCCTGACAATGAGACAGAATAAGCCAGACCCTTACGCGTGGGCACTTGCGTGGTGCATCGTTATATACATTGTGATTTACTTTGTTGGTGGACCTTATACGAAGTATATAAATATTTCATAGTGGTTGGAAGTTATGCCGAAGATAGTCAGAACATTCACGGGTTGGCAGTTAATGGATATACAAATGTCTTTGCACATTGGTCTGCTCCCGAACAGACAGAAGCCAGTCCTTTACGCTATGGACGAGGACGAAAAGATTACAGCACTCGCTGTGTTCTCAGACGACAAGGCGGTCGCGCTTGCCCGAATGCTCCTAAACAAAGTGGGAGAAGGGAACAGTGCTCAATAAATACAAGGCAGAGTTGGTAGAGGTTGGCGTTGTTTCAAATGAAGCAGTGCTTAACCTAATCAATTCATTAAACCGTGGGCCTATATCTACA